TCATATTCTATCAATACAATGGTGTGCTGTCCGTGCTCGTCGTAGAGTCCTGCCCATCCGTCGTAGCGTGCAGACAGTGCGGTGGAGTACCCCCGACGTGGGCAGAGTTGGAATATGCGTTGCACAAAAGGAATTTGGTTAATCATACGTTATCAATAACATATTGTCTTTGCCTACTGACGTAAGCGTGTTTGTAATGCCCAACACGTTTATCTCCATTCGCTGGCAGAAGCGCCCGTTGGAGGGATGCTTGCGGTCAGAGGGATTGTCGGGGTCACGGCCTCGGAAGGCAGCTATGCGAAAGTGTAGCATAGGAGGTTGTCTTTTGTTACTGTTGTTATCGAATTGCTCCACGGCCATGGGCTGGGGCGGTGATACTTGTCACCGTATTTACACCCTCCCCGATCGCCATGCTCACGACGGAAGGCTTTGGCTTCCTCGGTGCGGTAGTGGACGAGGACGGAACGATTAATCATACTCTATCAATATTTTCGGTTTATCCACATCGTGACCCTTACCTCCCCGGCAATACACAGGGCTATGCCGTGTGGTGACACGATGATGCCGTTCTGCGAGGGACTGTAGGAGCCAAGGATAATGGGGCGAGGGTTGTTCATAATTCTACTGCTACATAATAGTGGTTACGGCTGCTCACTCCGGCTTGAATGGTGTAGATGATACCCACCCCGAATTGCTTGTTATAGGTGTCTATCCATACGGCATGAGAGGGGCGGAAACCACGTTTGTACATTATTTCTAAGCGAACGTTCTTGTTAAGCATATTCTATTATCACTCCTGTTGCATCAAAGCCATCATCTTTAGTAAAAAGGAAATTGCGTACTCCCATTTTATAATAGTTGGCTTTTATGGTGTGGGCGAGTCTAAGTTTACCCCCCCATTTGCTGCATTGATGGTTATTTTATTCAAACTCATACAATACTACTGTCATTGGATAGTGGGCGAGCGTGAGGATGTTGGTCGGTCCGATAGCCTCGTAGCGTGTGGTTATGGTTGCCGCACAACATCCGTCGGTCACATTCACCATCTGTCCGCTACCCCCATTCAGACGGAATGGAGGTGCGACGTGGGTCTGCTTACACTCCATCCTTCTTCCTCTCCATATTTTCTTTGAACAATTCCTCAAATCCCTCGAATGGGAACGTGTGGTAGTTGCAGAACGACTTCCAATCGCTATCAAACACGAGTCGCATGCCCTCTATGCTGTCCGCCAATTCGTCAATCTCCATATCCCATCCGTTGATGGTGTTTATGTGATTTTGTAGCCACGTCTTGAGGAACATTGCCGCCTCATGTGTCGGTGGCAGGTCAAACTGCATGAATAGGGCATTGTCAGAGTCGTTCGCCTTAAGAAACTTGCTCACGGCATCGTCCTTGAGGAAATAGCGGTCGGACACTTCCTCTTCGAGCACGTCTTCCAATCGGGTAAGCAGCTCAAAAGGTTCGGGAAACTGGTAGTCGAAGGCCACGTCACGGCGCATGGAGAGGCAGAACACACGGTCGCGGTTCTGTGGCACACCGTAATTCTTAGCATTCAAACGACTCCATTTACTCACATAGCCGAACGACGATAGCTTGTCGAGCCACTTCTGGAAGTCGGGCATGAACTTCTGACTTACCAGTGCCGCTACGTTCTCCTGCAAGAGATACTTCGGGCGAAGCTCCTCCACGGCATCCGCCACACGCCAAAGCAGTGCGCTTCTGGTGTCGCTGCCCTCCTGCAAACCCATCTGCTTGCCAGCCTGACTGATGTCTTGGCAGGGCGAGGAATAGGTGAATAGGTCAACCTCGCGGCCATGGAGCGAGTCTTTCACCTCGTGCCAGTCAATCTTGGTAATATCGCCCAGGGCGCAGTCGGCAAACTGAGGAAAGACGAGATTGTGCATCTGACAGGCATATTTATCGATGTCGCTCCATCCTACGCATGTCCATCGGAAGTCGGGATGCCAATCGCGTAGTACATCGGCAGCCATGAGCTGCGAGTCGTAGCCGGAGAACGTGGTGAGGAATATCTTCTCCTCGTTCTTGTCGGCAGCGGTGGGTGGAAGGTCAGGTAACGTGTCTTCGAGGTCGTCGAAGAGCGAGAGCTGCTCGCCTGGGCGTGGCTTGGGTGGGACGGGGTAGAAAAGCTGCTCATAGATGTGGGCCAGCACGTCCACCACGATGCTGTTTCCAGCTTGCTTGTACTGCTGTGAGGCAGATATAGCCATGTCTTCGGGTTTGCCCTTGCCCTTCCAGTCGGGCAGACGTTCGGATGCTTGGGCATTGCTGCTCTGCATCGTGCCGATTACGTTGTCGCGAACGCCCATCAAGCGAAAACACTCCTTGGGTGTGAGCTTGCGGATGGCATAGCTCTTGATGGTGCGGTCGGTGAAATTGAGTTTTGTGATCATTGTTATTGCTGTTATTTGTATTCAATCATTACGCCTGTCCTTGGGAAGTGGGCGAGTGACATCAGATGCTCAATGCAAAGTCGCTCGTATCGGGTATTCAGTGTTACTGCTACCCCTCCTATACAGACATTTAAGGGTTTGATGTTAGTCATATTCTTTATAATTCAACAAATACGCAGATTCCGCCACTTGCAGCGGTCGGTGGTAGAGTAGATGCGGTAGAGCGAGCCGTCGGGATAGCGACTATACAGCTTGCCATCCTTGCGAATAGTTCCGCGTTTGTAGTGAGTGTCAGTCATATTCAATCATTATGCAGTGAGGGCATTTGTAGTCTGTGGCTCTAAGGACGGGCGAGAAGCTACCCCCCCCATCCTCGCCATTCGAGCCGATGGCTAACGGGATGAACGGAAATGTAGAGGTGGGTCATTGTTTCGTTGTGGTAGACTGTGATATTTCTCGCTCCAACTTCTCCCTTTCCTGCTGCATCTTTTTCAAGCGAATAGCAAGCTCATTGTCGGTGCCATAGTGCTTGAAGCGTAGAAGCGACTTGTACAACTTTATGTTAGCGATAAGAAGGAAAACGAGAATATTCAACACTACAACAAAGAGAATGGGCAGCATTACTAACCACCATGACCAACTGATTGCTCCGCAGAGCTTCATCACAATGAAGGCTACCTGAAGCGAGGCCATCATTAAATCAATAATTCCAAATTTCATATCTCGTTTATAATTTTAGTTTTGCATCCAAGCCCAGCATCCCCCAAAGGGTATTTTGGAGCTCGTGGACGTATTGAATGCGACGTATCAGAACCTGGTCGGGCAATATACAATGCCTTATGAAAACGGCCCAATTGACAATTTGTAGCTTTACAGCCAAATATCTTGCAAGAAGATTTTCCTCGTTATCAAGAAGCTTTGTATAATATTCGCCAACGATTTCTTCTTTAAAACCGTTCTTGTTAAATATTTCAGGCGTGACGGGTATGCCTTCAATATTTGCGCACCAAGCTCCCCAAGGACCATCATCATTATCATTGACAGCGTTTAGAGTGACAACTCCTTTTTTATCATTATAGACTTTTTGGGGATTTATATCAGTAACAACGCACATTGTGCCTATTGAAAACATGCAATCGTGGCTCACCCTTACAAGGTCGCCTATTCTTAGGTCTTCGGGTTTAATCATTCCTTACCTCCTTTTCTTCTTTACGTTGAGAGATCATGATTCGCATTGTCCACTGCTACTCGTATATATTGCCAATAACCTTGCACTCAACCGTACCGTCTTCTTTTATGAAATAATGTAACGGGTCAACACATTCTTCTCCGTTGTAACCAATAAAACGTATAGCAAAAGTTCCTTTAAAGAAAACGATTTCACATTTAGACTCTCCTTCGAGTATATCGCCTTCCCAAATTTCTTTACCCTCGCAATCTTTCAGTCCTGTATACATACAGACGGTAGAAGGTTCAATCAATACCGCTTCATTACGATTAAGTACAGAGTCTTTCTGTCTGTCCTCAATGATGTAGGTATTACCATTCTCTTCGTAGTAATAACCACAAACCCATTTTCCATTATCAAGACGTTTAGCCTTGAACTTGATGTTTTCTATTTTCATAACTATTCATATAAAATTGTTACTCTTCTACTTTTATCTACCTTCAATATAGCTTCTTCTGCTTCATCAATTGAGTGAAACGAATACTCTGGGCAAAGGTTATATGCGCCACAATCCCAATAATGGATAAGTCCAAATAACAAAAAATGTCTCTTATCTACACGATAAGCACGGATTGGATTACCACAAGGGTCATAATGTATACCGTTAACAGCCTTGCGTTCACGATACATGTCTACTATTCTATATGTTGCCATAGTTAAATCTTATTTTTCACATTACATAAGTTGTGCCATTTATTTATATATTTTTTTCTATAAATTATCTTATGTTCAAGACGTACTAAACCCTTTTCAACCCATTCGCTTGAATTGAGTTGTTTATCTTTAAATTTGATAATTTTTATTCTCATAAGCTATAATTCTTTAAGTTCTACAGGCTCATCATCCCAAGATAATTCTCTTCCAATAAGCTTGTTAACAGTACCTTTAGGCAATTATATTGAAAATCCCAGATAATAGGCATTACCTGTATCTTCATCACGTCCATCATGTTTAGGATACCACTTTTTGTAATTTTCGCAAACGTATGTACCCCATACATGGTCTCTATCTTTCTGTGTATTACCTTTGAACGGTTTTACATTGAAAACCTTTTCTGTACCATCTTTATCTACGGCTAACCAAATTCTTACCATAACTATTCCTCCTTAGTTTTACAATGCTCCTTGATGAACTTAGAGCATCTTATAGCCTTATTTCTAATAGTTGCACCTTGATGAGAAACATTGCCACTGGTTAGCTTGCTGCTAATCTCTTCAATATTCTCAAACCAAGATACGAACATATCTTTCAGCTCTTTGTCTATTCTATTAGTTCAAAATCATAAACGAATACATAAGGATTGCTCTCCAAAGTGCCTTTACCGGAGATGCGGTCGATAAGGGAGGCGTAGGCTCTTTTTACAGAAGGAAACAAATGCCAGGGTCCGTAGCCTAAGACGGGATGTTCATAGGTTGTTCCAGACTCGCCTTCCCCACGAATAGGAGCTACACCCCACAGCGAGTTTTTAATGACTGAACGACATATACCCTCCTTCAAACAGTCCTCGTCGCTTATATCCTGCAAACGCTCCATGCGGATCTTAGTTATGCGGATGTGGTGGGGCATAAGGTCTGCACGGACAAACATCTTGTTGTTGCACCCTCTCTCGTATTTGATACACTCCAAAGGCATTCCGTTTTTACCACAAAGACGGTAAAATTCATCATTCTTTATCAGATCTTCGTATTTCTGAGCAATAGCTATGGTTTCGCCGAGTGTGTACCGAGACCTGACTGAGATTAAATATTCCGGTGTTATACCGTGTAAAAGAGACTCTTCGCCGCGTTTAAGAAACATTCTTCTTGTCTGGGTCTTTCTACCTTCGAGTACGGCCTGTGTGAGACCGTACTTGTCGTTGAACATAATCTTCTTCATACTCTATATTTCCTTGAATATATTACTTACGCTTCCTTATCCTCTCCATCTCCTCGTTCTCCTTGCTCAGCCGCTCCAAGTGCTCCAGTACGAGCGAATACGACTGATTGTTCACCTGGTCTTCGGTGAGCGAGGCGTATTTCTGCATGGTAGCGATGGTGGCGGTGTATATTTCAAGTGGGGTGGATGGTCGCTGTGTGCGGTCGAGCTTCTGCACCTTGAATACATGAGGATAACGCCGTGAAAGGGTGTGCATCATGCCGGTCCACCAGAAGAGGATGGGTTGCCATTGGTGGTCGGGGAAATGGCGGAAGAGTGGGGCTTGGGTGTCGAACTGGCGGGTGTCGTAATGGAAATCATGCACCTTCAGGTTGGTGTTGGTGTCGATGAAGTCGATACGACGGTTGAAGATGGTAGCGAGGAACATAGAGCGTGCCTGGTTTACGCTGTCGGCTTGCTGCGCTATCTGCTCGGGCGTGAACTTGCCCATCTGCTTCATCTTGACAAGGTTGTTGGCGAGCGAGGTGTATTGTCCCATGAGATCGGAGGCAAAACGATACTGCTGCCAGGAAAATCCGTCCATATCCTGCGCAGGACCCTCAAACTCGATCTTGCGACGTAGCAGACCACGCTTGTTGCGTAGGCGAAGGATGGGGTAGGGAAAGCGAGTGAGGTGAGCTCCACGCTCGTTGTCGAGCCAGTCGAGCAGTCCCGCGCCGGAGGCAAGATACTCAGCCGAGTTGCGGTCGTCGGTCTTCGGCTTTGGCGTTAGCCAATAGTTGAGCTGCCATAAGTAGATGGGGAAGTTTTCTTCCTCCTGCTGCTTGCGACGGAAGAAACGGTTGCAACGGCTCGGGGTGGAGAATCGGCAAGTATAGTGTTGCTCTTCGAGAGGCTTCGACTCGTCTATGCCTTCCACTATCTCTATGCCAGCAAAGACGAAGAAACACGCTATCTTGACATTGCGCATGTCGAAGGGATGATAACGGTCGGCTCGCTGTATCTGCTCAAGCATGATGCGGGAGATGAGCTCCAACTGCTCGGTGCTGCACTCGTTCCATGAGCGGGGCAGCGTTAGGTTGATGTTTCGTTGTGTCATAATTTTCGGGTTTCTTTCATGAGCAAAGGTAGGAGTTTTTAATTTGGTAGGGCGGACATGGTAGAGGAGGTATAAGGCAAATATACAAATGAAGCCACTCTGCGATTTGTGTAATTGACGCAAAGTGGCTTGAAGAAAACAAATGTAAAATTCAAAAGTTATAGTGTGGCGTGTAGGGCGTTATAGTCCCAGACCTTAGTGCAGTCGTCTTCACATGGCTGCCAGTCGTCATCACAAAAGTAGAAAGCGTAGGCGGCTTTAATTATCTCCTCTTCGCCCATGCAAGCGCAAAGGTCGGCATACATAGAGTTGAAGGCGACGTATTTATCCCAAGCGTTGACGTTGGCGTGAAACTTCATGCCTTTAGTCAGCTCGTCTACCTTGATACGAGTCCAATGTGCGCCTCCGCCGGTTGGCGTACCCTCCTCGTCGTACATGCCGCTATAGACAAGAGCATTCACATCGTGGTTAGCCATCTTCTCAGAATAGTGCCGGCCGTAGAGAACGGCGTGCTGACGGCGCAATATGTGCCAGTAGAGCTTTGGGTCGGTCTGCTCCAGCGCAAGGAGGTCGGTAGAGAGAGTATCTACTGCTGCCCACATCTTCTTCTCGGTAGCCATGCCATTGGCACGAGCCTGTTCAATCATCTGTTTGTAATTCATTGTGTTTGTACTTTATATGTTTAACATGTAGGGCAAATACCCCGAAAATGTGGGACAATCAGGCTTTTTTGCACAGAGACATGCAATATAGGAAAGAATGTCTGCGCCTCGGGCTTGCTTTCTGCCTTTGCCTCAGTGTTCGAGGCGGTCGGTGGTATGTCTTTCTTTTTCATATAGCTTCGTGAATTTTCGTTGAAGGATAAGCAGCAACAACACAAACCAGTTTGACAGATATGCCACCACAATAGCCGCCAGCGTCGATGTGTAGACATCGTAGCCGAGGTAGAGCAATGCCGACATAGTAACCCAAAAAGTGAAACATTGGGGGCATGATGCCACCTTGTCGACAACACGGGCAATGGCTTCGGCCAGTCCGAGGTGTTGGGCGAGCGTGGCGGCTATCATGGTGGCTATAGCTATCAAAACTATCATGGCTTTATGTAGTTGCAAGGGTGAGCGTTACGGGGCAGTCGGAAACGAAAGTCTTGGAACAGCTGCAGCACGACATGCGTGCTATGCCGTTCTGGACGGTTCCCACTGCTATTGTTGCCGAATTGATGGCGGTGGCGCTGAACACAGGAATGGTGAAGTCTTGCGACACCACTTGTGAGCGTGTGCAGCACGAGCCGCAGTTGCAAGGGATGTAGCTTATTACGCCTTCAACGTGAATGACGATGATATACTGTGATGTGCCTACGTTGGCAATGCTCTTGACGGAGAACTTCGGAGCGAACACGGGAGTCTCGTCTACACAAGCCGGTGTGCAGAGCTGCTGTGTGATGTTGACATCATAATATGGCGCGGTGGCGGTTGCACCTGCCGCAAGTGTGGCTATGATGATAGCCGGAATGGTACGTTTGTTCATAATCGTTTATGTTTTATTATAGCGACGATGCTTGCCGCCGCTTGGTTTGTAACTCGGTTTAATGTTTTACCTGATAGCCTTGCGTCTGCTCTACGGGTAGGTTCTTGTCAAGAAGATCGGCAAGTTCGTTGAGGTCTTCTTCCTCAAACGTCACCATGCCTTCGAGCACAGACAGCGGTCCGTTAGCGCGCATCTTCTCCACGATGTCGTGTGCCATCTGCGGTATACTCTCTTCGGGTATCTGACCGAAATATCGGGCAAGCATAGGTGCGACGAGCGAGTTGATGATTGGCTGAATGAGTGGCTCGATGTCCTTCTGTAGGGCATAGCTGCCACTGACAATGCCTAACGAGCTGATGGTGGCTTGCAGAGACTGAAGCATAGGGAGGCGCATGAGGTTGCCTGCGGCTATCTGCGAAATGGCGGGTCGTGCCCATTCGGACACGACAGCCGCCAAGATTTGTGAGTTTTTGTATTCCATATATATAACAGGATTACGTCATTCTCTTACTGATTGCATCCGCAACCGCAACCGGTCTGGCATACGTTGGTTGAAGGGATGAACAACTTGGTTACGCTCGACAACGACGCTACCTGCGACTTGAGCACGTCGATGCTGGCGTTAGCTGCCGCATTGTAAGCCATCTGCTGTGCGTTGACGGCTTGCTGCGCATCCTTGTTTGCATCCACTTTGTCTTCTACACGGCGCAACTTCGTGTCGAGATACTGTGTCACTTCAATAAGCTTCTTGTCGGTGTAGTTCTCGCTCTTCTGAATGGCGAGTTCGGTCTTCAGAGTGCTGTTCTCCTGGATAAGGTTAGTCTCACTCTTAGTTACGAAACGCGCGTCAGGGTCGGACGGATTAGCGGTCATACCGTTGTTTTTTCCCATTCCCATGAGCGACACGCCACCTCCAAGCAAGCTGGTGGCCAATCCTGCGATGCCGAGACCCAAGGCTGTGTTGCCAAGGCCTTTGCTGGCAACATCATAGTTGCCGTCGTTAGTTTTAATCTGCATAGTTGTTTTGTGTTTGGTTGATTTCGTTCATTATTGAACTTATTGCAAAGGTAGGGGAGAAAGTGGTGGGAGCGAAGAGTTTCTTATTAAGTGTTCTTGCCGTGGAATAACGTATAATTTCGGCTAATAATAAAATAAAAAAGCCTCACGCTGCTAACGTGAGACTCGGGTCGGTATAAGAAAATCTAATGACTATCAAGGTGGCAGTGAGGACTTCCCTTGCGTCTCTTCGGCTACGGAAATGTATGGCACCACTTCCTCGCGAATGATGTCGAGAAATAGTTGTGCGGCTCGCTTCTTTGGTACGTCCTGCATCCAGTGGGCGTTGCTCATCAACTGCTGTTCGAGTCCGACGATGGGACGAGCTACAAGAGTAGGGTGGTTGCGCAGGTAAAGCTTAGGCATGAACGTTATATACCTGGTTTGTTCCACCGAGGCAAGGGCTTCGTCAGGGTCGCTGATGATGCACTTGATGTTGAGCTTATATAGGTCACGCTGTATGTATTGATGAAAGGTTTCAATGGCACGTTCGCCTATGTCGGGCATGATGATGGGGTGCTTCAGAATGTCCTCATACGACACCTTTGAGAGCGAGGCAAGCGGATGGGTGTCGCGCATGATGGCATATACATTAAAGGGAATGCAGGGACTCGACTCTATTCCTTCGTGACGGTATGCCATATTCATTGTGAAAGCAAGATCTAACATGTGCGCCCTTAGCGATTGATTAAGAAGGTAGGCTTTGGTAAAATCGGCATTGATACGCACGTTGGGGTATCTCTCCATGAATATCAATGCTGCCATGCGGACATACGGAGAAATAAACGAGCCTACGCCTATGCGCAATTCGCCGGTCATGCAGTTGTTGAGGGCGTTGATTTGCTCTTTGCAGTCCTCGGTCTGCTTCAGAATTTCTTTAGCACGAGGCAACAAGGCTTCACCGCTTTCGGTGAGCATAATGCCGTGCGATGTGCGAATGAGCAACTTACATCTTAACTCGTCCTCCAGGGCGCGAATGTGCTGGCTTACCGCCGACTGGGTGACGCAACAACGTGTAGCAGCCGTACTAAACGACTTTGTTTCGGCGACATAAACAAAGGAGCGTAAATGTCTTAATTCCATAAACTCTATATTTTTAGTTATTCTACATTTACAACAATGTAATTAAAAAAGCTTTTCTAATTGCAAAATTAACGATAATTATCTTATTTGATTTACATTTGATATTAATAATACTAATTTCAGTATAAATATGTCAGAATACTAATATGTATATAATAAAAAATTCCTGCATCAATACCTTTTATATAAAGGATTGATGCAGGAATTTGTCGTATGATGAAAACCTCCTCGTATGAGCGATTATTTCTTGCTCTTCTTTGCCGTTGTTCCTTCCTCTTCGTCACTTGTGCTGAAGAAAGAAGAATCGGTATCGTCGAGTACTTTTTTTGCGATATTGCTTTCGCTCTGTACGTCAATATCGCTTACGCGTTTTTTGATGCGAGGAGCGAGTCCCAACCGCCTTCGGGCTCTGGAATCTCGTAGCGTCCGTAGATTGTGGGCTGGAGAGTTCCGCTACAAACAACGCTACGATCATCGTCGGGTTTTTTGCCCGTGTCGCCCTTAATGCCACCCGAAGCATACTCTACCTTATGCTGAGAATCGTACACGATGATACTTTTCTCTCCATCCTGGAAGATGTAGCCAAGGTCAAGGTTGTTCAGAGCGCGGGCCACTTCAGCAGACGCTGCATTTACACTTTCTAATACATAGTCAATCTGCTGCTTGTAGCCGCCTTTTCGGCCAAGGGACTCGAAAGAATGTCCCTGACTACTCTCCTTACACTCGAATTTGTAAAGACCCTTACCTGTGTTGAACGACTCGGCGGTCAGAGCAGGATAAACGTTCTTTTCAGCCTTCAGAGGGGCTTTGAGGTCGCCCTTGATGAAAACATACACATTGACGCCAAGGCCGCCAAAATTCTCTAAGCAATCGTTAGCGGCGAGAATATCCTTAATCTCAGGACATGTTGCTGTTACTGCCATATTCTATGAGTTTTTGTGTTGTGTTGATTAAAAAAAGGGCGACGGATTAGCGTGTTCCGTCAGATCAGCCGCGACCGTCGCCCTGAAAATATAGAGTGAAAGAAACTCCGCTAAAGGTTAGCCGTTCTTCTTGAAGAAGGCTGTCAAGCCCATGTTCATGCCGGAAGCTGTGAGCTGAATCTTCTTCTCGGTCTTACCGTTGCTCCAACCTGCAAACTTGTAGGTAGTGCCGTCGGTTGCTTCAAGAGAGAGAATCTGATTAGGCGCAGTTTCAAGCGGCTTGGTGTAAGCAGTGCCGTTCACCTTCACAGTACCGTCCGGCTTCTGACCGTCAGAACCTGCAAGAGTAATCACGAGCATAGTGTTGTCGTAATCACCGGCTACATACTCAGGAGCAACGAGATTACCGTCGCTGACGCAAAGAGCAGATTTCAGGAAGTTGCGTACACCTGCTCCCTGTATTGACTGAATTTGGAAAGACAGGTCTCTGTGATCTCGGTCGGAGCCAAGGCGAACACTTACATACTGCTGATTGCTGAGTGTGTCAACACCGTAAACAAAGTTCTTGTCGATGGTAGCGTACATACGATCACCTTCACCGAAGTTGGCAATAGGACAGATAGTAACCTTAGAGAGTCCTGGCAACTTGAAGTTGTCGCCCTGGTTGTACTCTACACGGAAGTTGCCGTGGAACTTGTTAGCATAACCTGCTGCAATGTTCATGGCAGTTGCCTCGTTCATATAAACATGTGATGGAACCTTGCGAAGACGCTCGTCCCACTTGGCGTGCCAATCAATGAAGTTGTCGTAAGGTTCAGAGTCGTTGTTGTCAGCAGGAGCAGAGATAGCCTTGCAAGGAACGAGGTTGCCGTTAGCCTCTGAAATAAGACCGTCCTCGATGTCGTGCTTGATGCAAGTATGGAAGCCATCGTAGAGAGCCATTGCCTGGTCGCGAGCCGGAACGGAATCGTCGCCATTGTCAAGAGAGATGTCGCCGAACCATAAATTTGCAGCAAGGTTGTCGGCATAGTCCTTGAGGATTGCCTCTACCGCCTGTGAAGAGAGAGGGAACTGACCCTGAGCGTTTGTACCGAATACTGTCTCAACAAAGTCGTCTATATTGCTAGGAAACTTATCCCAGGAGAGCTTCGAGGTAAGAGTACGCTCTTTCAAGAATCCAGCTTCGCTGTTGATTTCGCGATGAACGTCCTTACGACGTGTGGTGCCACCCTTGCGGATGAACAAGTGGAAAGTGCGCTTGAACTGAACACCAGTGATGATGTCAATGCCAAGACGGTCCATCTCTTCGGCATCCGAATAGCCAGGACCCATCACAATCTCCTTTGCCACCTCCTCGGCTACATGCTGAAGATTGTCAAGACCGATAAAATCTTTAGGTAAATTTGCCATAATCGTTTGTGTTTTGTGTTGTTGTTAAATCTTTGTGTTGGTTGTGTTGATTGAGGGCAGCGAGGCTTTTAGTCCTCACCTTTCAAGAAACGCTTGAAAGCTGCCTTGCGCTCAACGTTGGTCTTGTACTTACTACCATCGAACGAGCGCAGCTGCGGCGTTTTCACACCTTCACCATTGTTCTCAGGAGCATCGCCGCTGTTCAGCACTTCGCCAGCCTCATTGGTGAGGGCGGCAATCTGAGCCTGCTGGTCGGTAATGGTCTGCTCGGCGGTAGCAAGCGCGTCCTTAACAGTCTGAAGGTTTGCCTCGGCATCAGTCTTGTCGGCTGTGAGCTGGGCAATCTCCTTATTCTTTGCCTCGGCGAGAGCTTTCAACTCGTCGTCCTTTTTGGCAATGGCATCGGCGTGCCGTGCGTTAAGGTCGCTTAGTTCTTTACTGTGAGCCACCTTGGCTTGGGCGAGTGCGGTCTCCGCGACTTTCTTAGCTTCGTTGGCTGCGGTTACTTGAGCGGAGAGTTCATCAAACTTGCCCTGCAATTCTGCGAGAGCGTTCTCCGCTGTGGTGGCTTTCTGCTCGGCATCAGTCACCTTCTGCTCGGCTTCCTTCATGTGGGCTTCGAGAGAGTCAAGAAGTGAGGCGTTCATATACGCGCCCTCCTCAGTAACGGCAATCTCGCCAGCCTGCAGTCCGCAAGCGTTGCAAATAAGAGGATATTTCTCCATATTGATATTAGTGTTGGTTGCTTCCGGTTTCTCTGGTTCTGGCTCATCCTTTGGCCCAACCGTCTGCTCTCGGTTGATAAGTTCGGCTCTGCCATCATAAAGTTCAAAAGCATGTTGCACTACTCCAATGAATGATGACTGACCATCCACCAAAATGCTCTTCACGTCCTCTGCATTGAACACCTTGCCATGCAGATGCTCGTCGGTAGCATTGGGGCAAGCCTTCTTTACGTCGGCACGGAACTCAACGCCAAGATCGGCAAGCTCCTTGATAAGTTCCTTGTCATCATCCTTATTAGCAATGTCGCGGTAAGCCTTGTTCTTGTCGAATGACTTAGGATCGTAGATTTCGTGATAGGTCTCATCGCTATACTTGGCTTTTGCTCCATCAGGCAGCGTATAGAACGCTGCCATTACACCAATGCAACCAACCTGGTCTTTCGGATTCATGTAATAGCGCTCGTCGCAAAGCGAAGCGAGGTACATACCAGCCGAAGCGCAAAGACCATCAACCAAGGCTATAACTTTCTGACCCTTTGAGTGGGCATAGTCAATGGCAAGAGCATAATCGTTCTTTGCCCAAGCAGAACCGCCAGGAGTGTTGATAATGAAAACGTGACCACGACAAAGGGGATGATCGGCTGCTCGCATCATCATGTCGCGATGGTCTATTGAACCATACGAACAATAGCCGCCGTTGCGAGTGATAGGGCCGTCAACAGTAAGAACCGAGACGAAAGGGAAGGTCTGTGCATTCTCATCATCAGCAGGGAGGTTCAGACACCAGTTGCCTCTCACTTGTGTACCATCCTCAGAAACCTGATATTCCTCTGGATAATAGGTGTTGCCATCCTTATCCTTGGCTGTGACATAGCCACAAGTCTTCTCCGGCTTGCTGAAAGTCGCATGAGTATTCAGATTATGCTCAAGCGACTTGCGAATACCATGCACGAAGTCAGGACTGACCATCCACTTCTTCTCGGTTAGTATTTCAAATAAGCCTTTCATAAAATTCTGTTTGTGTTGTGTTATCCTGAATACAACCTTTTTACCTGGTTGCTAAAAGTTGCGGAGAAGGGACTCGAACCCTCGACCTCTTGGTTATGAGCCAAGTGAGCTGCCAGCTGCTCCACCCCGCTGTGTTATCCGTATGCAAAATTAAAGACCATGTTTTTTAACATTAGGACAAAAAAAGCCGCCATTCTCACGAATAGCGGCTCTAACAGTATAATATAATGTATCAGAAAAATGGTTGGAATAGCTTTATTCTCGGAGCGTGATAGGTATCGGCTCCGACATGGCTTGCGTGGTGGCTGTGAAGGTTCGTGCCAACACGATTTGGCTGTTGTCCGTGGTGTTACCTATGCCGAATGTATGGGGTAAGGTGTAGCACAGATGCAACGAGCCGTCCATCTTGCGCAATACCACGTAATACTCATTATCACGCATGTCTCGGTACGCTTCAGCCACATTTTCGCCTCCATTTGCCACATTTGCACTAATATTATATGTATATATAGTACCATTGCCCTGGAGGACGGGCGTCACCTTTACTTCAAGATTCTCTACAATAACGTAATTCTCGCCACTCGTAGCCAAATGCAGAGTTGGCTCAGTGGGCAAACTACAATTATTAATATATAGCACTTGTGCCATGCTGAATGGCACAGGGATAACACACTCTTCCTTCAAATAAAACATTACATCGGTAACGCCATCGAGGAACAATTCTCTACATTTATCGGGTAAATTCATAAAGGGAAAAATATTGTTTGTTATTTAACTTATTTTACGACTCTCATTAACAGTTTTATACACTTATTTTTAGGGCAACCACTGAAATTCATCTATGTGATGTTCGTGTTCCGACATATCCTCGTACTGCATATCCAAACACGAATAAGCCTTAAAGAAATTGTGCTCCGATTTTATCCAGCGTTCCACAACTCTACGTAGATTGTCTTTTTCCTCAGAAGAAGGATCAATGCCATAGCGCATAAGATAACGCTCAAGCATGGCAGCTTTGCTGCGAGCTATAATCTTGCCGTTGGCAGTACAGAAGTCGAAGGTGGCTAAAGCCCATTCCACAACGCTGCGCTTGAAGTCGTTGGACAATAGTTCCAACAGCTTTGAAACACCGCTGCGGTCGAGATTCCATGTAGGCGTAACAGCCTTGACGGTATCTATAACTTCTATCTCGCTCGGCAACTTGATGCACAGATAGTCCTCGTTGTCGCTCTTTCCATATTCCTTGTTGCCATTGAGGTGCTGCACTTCATCATACGTAAGGTATTCGGAAGCGTCGCGCGTAAACAATACGTTACCACCAAGCGGATGACGACCATTCAGCATATTGCGCCACTGCTGATGCGAGAAGCATTGAGGGTTGACCTTTTGCGTCAATGCACTTGCATTAGTCAACGAACTACGTATGACGAAGTATTCAGACGAATAGGCACTGAACACCAACGGCTCATCCTTAGCAAGCACGTGCTTCGGATCTCGATTGCGGAAGAACTGGCAACGGCTGGTAGGTAGGCGAAGGTAAATGTTAGGCATGACAGTTTATTTATTAATGTGGGCAGAATATTCTCTCATAATGGCATCAGTGACATCAAAACAATAGCGCAAAGTATCGTCCGAAGCTGTTTTTTTGTCTGAGTTCACAACAACCTTATCAAGTTTCTTGGTTTGATCTTCATTCAGATTAAAAGCCAAAGCTACAGCGTCAATATATATACCACCTGTATCGTTGTGCTTGATAAACTTTTCTCCAAAATGCTTGTTGGTGCCGAAAAACAGGTTTAGAGCTTCAAGCATTTCTTCTTCAGTATAAACAGGCACTGCAGGATGCGACTTACGATATTTCTGACTGTAAGTTTTGATACGTTTATCAAGATATGCGTTGATAGAGTCGGAATAGTCAACATAAAGTTTTCCTTCCTCAGAATCAAAGGTCTTGGAGCGAGTAGAATTAAAGAAGCCACGTAGCTGGGTCAACACATGGGCTACAGCATCAAACTGTTGAAACTCTACTCTTCCATTAAATATATCGCGCATATCAGCCTTTACATCTATGAGTACCGACTCCAGGAAATCTGCACAAAATGTCATCTTATCAAGATTGGTCGATAATGCAGCTACCTTAGCCTTCATTCCTTCGCGAGAATAGTCAACATAATATTTCAGCAGAGTAGGAAACGACAAAAAATCGTATGACTCGTCGGCATTCAGATTGGCTTGAACCAAAGCCGAAAATACCATATCTGCCAACTTGCGGTCGCGCTGGATAATGGCTTGAGTAATATTCTGCAATTCACTTGAACCAGGACGTAAACGATCTGCAGACTTGCAAAGGGCATTGCGTTTCTCGGCAATAGCTACGAAATTAGGATTATAGAATACCTCTTTAAGTGCCGGCATATACTTATCAATAGGAACCTCCTTGAAGTTGAAACAATATATCGCAGGTTGCATAAGCGTTTTTGCTGCCTGTTGTGGAGTAATCTTTTTCTTAGACATAATTTTAATTATTTATCATAAGGCCGATTATAGAAATAAAATACTAACGCTCGTCACGCTGGGTTGTAGTGATATACAGCTTGCCCTTACGCATGTGCTTACCGGCTTTGCTTGCAAACTCACCAACCTCGCCTACGAGATTGGCAAGCATATAGAAGAGATTGTCACTCTCAGGCATACAAGTACTCATTGCCTTGTTCTGATATTCGTTTAATGTTAAATTCGCCATGATATATATGTTTATATTGATGATTAAATGTCAAACTCCTCACAATATTGGCGCATACGCTCGATGATGATATTGCGTATTTTCTCGCCAATAATTTTTGCATTAGGATGTGGCGTGCCCGTCTTATCATGATAGCGCAGTTCAAGAATATGGCTCCAATCGGCAATAGTGTATGTATATGCCACAACGGTATAGGTGTCGAGAGGCAAAATACCTCGTGCATCCTGCGGCTTCAATCCAGCCTTCAGCAGTCGGTTGTAGCCCCACTCGCACACTCGGCATACAAAGCCATACACAATGCGCTGCCAACGAGTGCCATCAATATGCCAATGCGGACGTGCTATCTGCACGCCACCATTCTTCTCCAAATTACAATATCGTGTGCTCTGCTCGGCTATGCTGTTGGGCGACGTGCGGTTGAGCTCGCGCGATGTGCTTATCTGCGTCGTTACTACCAGCGTCATGCGGAGAATGGAGAATGCCTCCTCACACTCGTACTTCTGAGCCTTCTCAATAAACTCGTCTTCGCTGACACCATACGGGCTAAGCACATTCATCAAGTCCTCGTGCTCAAGCGTGAACTGCACATTGGTACTGATCCATACCTTGTGGTTCCTGGTGGCATAGTCGATGTAAGGCGAAGCATTCAGGTACGCCCAGATGTAGTTAGGTAGGCCCTTTTCGTTGGACAAGAAAAAGTAGATGGTGCCATGGCGAAACATCGAGCGATGTCCGCTGTCCCAGAAACCCTTGCAACGTTCCTCGTCGCGCTTCTGAATGAAAGTTTTCACTTCCTCTTCGGTCATTCCTTCTTCGGGTTGCTTGCCCTTAGCCTTGTAGCATATTCTGCCCACTCTTGCTATGTGTTGCGCAAGAGTTGTCTGCTGCCACCATTCTACTTGTGGTTCGATGAATTTCATTATGGATGAATTTTAGTTTATTATTTAAAAGATAGTGCATTCTCATATTCTCAAAGTTTACACAATCATATATTTCACTCGATGCACCGCGTCGAACAGTCTTTTGAGCGAGCCGTTGTTGAAGATTACTGCATCGTATGATAGCAAGGGCAGAAGATTGCGCTGTTTGTCACGCAACATACGTTCCTGCGACACCCCTCGGCGCAGTCGGGTTGCTTCTTGTGCCGACACGCAAATCTTGAATAGCTCGATGTCGGGGAATTTCTCGCTCAAGGCTCTCAGCCCGTCCTCGTCAATGACGTAAATAGCATTGTCCGTCACCTGGTCGATGGTGGTCCAATACTCATAGCCACCATACTGTGTATATGCAAGCATTTTGTCGTGCGGCACGTCGCACTTCTCTACAAAATGATGCTCCACACCGTCAATCTCGCCTTCACGCTTCGGGCGGGTGGTATAAGAACACAACACTTTATAGCCGCCCATGTCGGACAGCATCTGAGCCACAGTGTCCTTTCCTGCACCGCTCGGACCTGTAATTGTTATCAGTTTCATATCTTGTTTTTGTTTGAATTTTAACATTTGGGTAAAAAGCCACAGGACAATCATAGACTAACCATAGGCTATCTGTAAAATATCCATAGGCTTCGCATTTTGCGGTAATTTGGGCTTTTTTGCCGTTTTTTTGAGTTTTCGATTTAATACTTGTGAAAAAGTGTTTCGCTGAAATTTTAGGTTCTTCATCCATATATCTCCAACAAATCATCCCTCGTCAATTTGATGTTTTTATCCTTACACTGCTTGAAGAAAAAATTTTTAGTGTTGGAGTATTGGGCAAACGACGGCCACCTCTTAGCGAAGTCGCTCTCATGGTGTCCGCAAGTAGAATCCGCCGGACGGAATTGCGATACACGCTTCCAGAAGTCGTAGCCTGCCTGCCCTACAAGATGATAGAGAGACATTCCACAATACACCCACTCTATATACCCTCCCGAGGTTCCTGCCATCAAATCTACCTTCTGTTGCTCTACCTTCTCAATAAGTCGTTTCACCTTACGATAAACTATTTCGGGGGTGTCATTATGCCAATCGCCAATGACAACACCATTCTTCGCTGAAGATCCATGGCGAGTTTCCGCATAAAATGAATGATGTGAGTGAGACAAAGGCAGAGGCATTACCACTTGGTCATTTAGTCCCGTATAGGCAGTTGCCTTCTCATTGATATATATATGCTCAGGATCATCCCATGACGCAAAACGTACACGACCTATATTACCACACGACCTATCGAGCGTAATGCCACAAGCAGCATAATCCTTCAATAGGGCCTTGAACTGGTCTTTATGCCGATCTGGATAAGCCAAGCGCACAAGACCAAAATATCCGCTGCCAGAGCACGACCGCATCAGCAAGGCTATCTCAGGACGATATTGGCATACAAAACGCACATTATTGAACTGAGTGAGGTGTTTGTTGTCGTCGAGGTCGATGTCGATAGCGAGCCAGCCGGTATGTTGCTTTAGGTGGGTCTCCCGACGGCTCACCATTACCCGCTGCCCTGGATGTGTTAGGCTGTCGTCCTCATAGAGGGCGAACAAGCCGCTAAGAGTGGCTCCAGGCAACTGCTTCTTTGTGTCGATGTACTCCTGCATCTTCTTTGCCTTACTGCCATACTCCTTGCGCATAGCGCGAAGGTGCTGCACATAGGGTTTCCATCTATCCGTAAGACAGAACTCACGGATGGTCATCTGCTGAATGCACTCGCCCGTCTCACGGTCTACATACCGACCTACATTGTCGAGCGCATCAGAATATATGGAGCATATCTCATCAAACATATCATTATTATTATCTGATTACGGTTACAAAATTAAGAAATATATGGCACACCTACAATTATTTCGGTGCAAAATTGGTGTGTCCTATATGTTTTTAACTTTTATAGCTGTTTAACATAGGTGTTTCATAGCTTTTTTTGCCTAAAGTTTAGTTTTGGACTTTACAGAGTTCATTTGTCCAAAATAGTCCTCCTGAGTCCGTTTTTTAGAAAACATCAAAAAACGAAAAGTTCGTAATTTTGAAAAACGCTTCTGCTGTCCATCAAAAATCCACCTCGTGACCGCCCAATGAATTTTTCAAAAAGCAATTTAACTTTCTGATTTTCCGCTACTTATCTATTAAAAGTTTAAAAATGGGGTAATTTTTTATATATCTATACGAGCGCAAATAACTAAAAATATATAAAGAATAGTAGAAATATGGCATTTTATTCGCAATTTTTTGCTGTCCAGCTGCTTTCATTATCTATATAACATACTAATAGTCAATAGTTTACACTTGCAATGTTAATGCTACTAACTTTATTGTTAGGGTTGGGGAGTTTTGAAAATGGGAGAGAAAGAAAAATGGCGAAATTTATATATAGTAGTAGCCTTGATTAGTAGATTTTTGGACTTTTGAAGAGTAGACTTTATATAAAGTCCATGATTATTAGGGAGTTATATGAGTTCATCGTTTTGGACTTCCGGGGACAGAAGTTTATTCTTGAACAAACGAGAAAGTGGAAGAAATGCGAGTGAATTGCAAAAGAAAAGGTCGCCTCGCCTAACGGCGCGACGACCTGATAAATGCTTCGCCAATTGCGAAAGATAGCACAAGATAAATGCTTTGCTGCTTGCGAAAAACTATTTATTCTTCATAAACTGATTAGCCTTAGTCATGCTGTCATAGAGTTTGCCACGGCCATACATATCGATCTTCGCCTCGATAGGTTGCTCCAGGCGTTGCAGGAGCGTGTTTACGGCTTGCAGAAGGGCAACGTTGGTGTTTGCTTGTGCGATATTCAGTTCGTTGCTTACAGTAGCTTCTGCCGCGATTGTAGGGCTTGCTTCGGCTATATTGCCAGCATCGTAGGCACGGCGACCGGAATAGTTGCGGTCGTAATTGACGAGAGCCTTCAATAGTTGCGGATTGTTCATCATCATAGCTTGTGTTGTCTCACGGCCAATTACCAGCTCTGGGCCGTTCTCGGCTACCAACGACGGATGTCCGTTAATGGTGGTGGCGGTAGGCTGAGTGAAGAGTGACACACCGTCGTGCGGCTTGCTGTCCTCGGTTGCCCAATAAAGACTACCATCGTTGCCGACGAACGGGCGGAGATCTTGCACGTTGCCGGAGTCGTAGGTGAGCATGCCGGAAACTACCTTAGTATTCTTACCCTTGACAGCCTCGTTTTTAGACTTGTCGCTGCCACCAACCTTGCTGATAGCAAAGTTGAGCAATCCCATGAGGATTGCCATCATCGCGCTGTAAGCGATAGGACCGGCAATAGGTCCGAGAGTACTGACACACCAACCGAAGATACCTGCAGAACGAAGAGCTGCCATTACTTTTTGGTGAGCCACCTCAAGCTGTTCCTCTGTCTGATTATTTACCGTCTTTTTCGTAAGCAAAGCAGCTCCAGTGGCAGCCTCTCCCTCTACTTTTGATGTACCAAACGCCTGCTGCATGAGAAGCAACTGCGTATAGTGAGCCGTGGTCTGCGCACGGTCTATCTGCTGCTGACTAATCATCTGCAAGGTGTTGGTGGCAAACGATTTTATCATCTGCTTTAAGGCTGTCTTCAACGCCTTGCGTCCTTCGGATGCATCCTCGGTCATAGTAGCAAAAGCATCGCCTACCGACTCGCCGAAGGTTTGTAACGGTCCCATGAAGGTAAGAAGTGAATTATACTGCTCAAACATATCCCCCGTGAGCTTCTTAGCATAGTTTGCCTGTTCTGCCATGATTGACTTTCGGGCATCGGCAAGCTGCTGCTCGGTGGCGTTGTGCTCTTCGAGGAACGTGTAATACTGCTGAGCAAATGCCATGCGAGCCTTCATAAGTTCGAGTTCAGGATCGGAAGCCGACACCGACTCCATACCCATACGCTGACCGGCATTGCGATAGCTACCCTTGATAGCCACCTCTTGCTCGGCACCAGGCAGAGCTTTCTGGTATTCCTTATAATAATCAGTCTTAGACCATCCGTAATCATTCAGCTTCTTGCGCTCGTCGTCTCTCTTTTTGCTTGCCGACTCGTATTCGTCGTTATACTTTATCAATTCAAGATAAAGAGCCTTGAGATCTTGCACCGTGAGTTTTGAAAAATCAAAGCCCTCATTGGCTACAGACAGGAACTGGAGGAACTGATCCTTAAACGCCTCGCTTTCAGGATTGAGACTATATAATACGGTAATAGACTCGCGTGCCTTAGTAGTCAGCTTATCAAAAGCTGTATTCATCTTTTCAAGGCCTTCGGGAGAGTCGGTACGAATATCCTCGGCTGGCTGTAGGAAACCTAAGCGGTCGAAATTGCTACGGGTGTTGCGGTCAACAGCACCTGTATAGTCATGCTCGTTCAAAATCTTTTGTATCTCGCGCTGACGGGCAAGCAACTTCTCTGCTGCCTCGCGCAATTCCTTAGAGCCATTGGCAAATATCTGGTCGAGCAATGCGCCGAGGTTTTCTGCGAGAGTCTTATTATTTTCGCGAGAGAGGTCGCCAGACAGTTTAGTGAACAATTTATGAAGTTCACCAACATCCGCCTTGCCAATCGAATCAAGCAGTTGCTTAGAAGTTTCCTCATCGTAAACCATCACATCCTCGTCCATGCGCTGATAGAACTTCTTCCAGCCATCATCAATAGTGGCAATAGACTGACGGGCAGTACCCAAGGCTTTATCCATTTGCGATTGAAGATAGTCCATCTGCTCTTTTTGCTGACCCTCGCTTACCTTCTCTCCATCGGCGTTCATCTGAGCCACCCATTCCAGATATTTGCGCATCTGCTCCTCATAGAAAGCCTTGATGTTGGCGATAAGCGCATTGGCACGGTCTTTTGCAATATTCTTTTCGTCACGGTTTGGATTGCCACCGGAACCAGTGTTGTCACCACCACCAACTTCGTTACCGTCATCGTCCTCCGATTTGTCATCGAAAAAGAGCTTAGCACCAAACTTTTTATGCAGAGCTTCCTCTTGCGCAACAATATCGTCATATTCACGCTGGGCTTTGTCACGCTCCGACTTTGCTGCACGCTTTTGCATTGCTTGTCCGGCAGCACCTGCAGCCTGTCCAGCCATCACAGCACCACCCGAAGTGATTGGTGTTGCTCCAAAATATTTTTTAGAAAACTTCGCAAGTTTTTTCGAGTCAAGAGAATGTGTAGGGTTAGGCGTACCGGAAAAGGTATTTACGTTGGTGTTGGCATACGCATCTTCCTTCTGCTGAAGTTTAAGAACAGCATCAACTTTTTTACGTCCAAGTTCGGCAAGTTTAGCACGCGCACCCTCCAACTCATAGTAACTCTGCAAACGCGCGAAGTTTTTAGCCCAAGCCTTAGTGTTCTCTTTAACCGCTCCCGTCTCTGAGTTTATCTTTGCATTAAGATTAGGAATAGCGCTATTCAGCTTTTCCATAGCTTTACGACGAAGATCCATAGAGGCTGTAGTATCGTGCATCACGTTGTGCAAACGCTTCAACGATTCCTGCTCCTCCATAGCTTTACGCATTCCTTCTTCATGCACCTCGTTCAGCACTCGCTGTCCTGCTGACACCTGATTAAGCGAAGCCGTCCACTGGGCAAGTTTCACAACAAGAATGCCGGCAAGGCCGATAAGACCGCCCATTACTCCCATTTGCTTGACAAAGGAGAGCTTACCGTATGAGGCAACCATTATGTCCCAAGCCTTAGCGAGAGACATTGTTTTGCCAGTCAGTCCGGTTGTTAGTTCTGCCAACTTTGCAAAAGCTCCCGCTACTCCAGCCGTACCCAAGACAGTAATGAGTGTAGGCAATAGATTAAGGAATAGTTTCATGGAAGCCATAAGCAGCGTGATAAGCATACGCACCTCAGTCATAAACGTAATGTTATGAACGAGAGCATCCACCATTTCATACCATGCCTTAGCCAAATCACGAACCGGACCACTTGCTGCATCTGCCGAAACAAACTGCTTCTCAAACAGGTTTGTAGCTCGTTCCATGTATGCCGTAGCGGTCTCCTGCTGCATTTCATACTCCGTAGTAACAGCCGTACCCTCATTGAAAGCCTTGTTAGATTCGGTAACGGCTTTGTCGAGCATACCTACTTTTTCTGCCATCGTAACCATGACCTTAGTAAGACGAGCGCCGTCCTCAGAACCAAGATCCTTGAAGAGAGAGTTTAGCGCAAAAACGTTCTTACTTTCGTGCATCTTATGGAATATAGTTTGAATGGCTTCCATACCTTTGCCTTCCTCAACCATCTTCTTCAACGATCCTCGCGCAATGCCAAGGTCCTGCTCTATTGAGGAAGTTCCCTTGCGCAGCTCTACCACAAGCTTGCCAAACGCCGTAGCTGCCACTTCGGGTTCAAGGGCCATGGAGTCAACGGCAGAGCCGATAGCGAGAATATCAGGTGTCGTAAGAGATGCAGCAGCGCCAAGTGCAAGCATGCGGTTTGAGAAGTCAACGATTTTGCCCGAGCAAGCCGTAGATGTAGATGCCAGTCGGAAAATGGCAGAGCCCGTCCTCAGCATAGCTTCTTCCACGCCATACTTATCTATAAGGCCCGACACCTCAGTAATCTTAGCAAGAGCCGTCAACGCTTCATCGCCCAAATCCTCTTTCAACGCAACGTTCACCTGGTCGGCGGCACGAACGAAGCCAGCCAAATCTTTAGTCGTGATACCAAGCTTAGCTCCTGCATAGGCCAAGTTGTTTAGCTCTTCTATACTTGTACGGGTATCAATCTTAGCCAACTCTTTTGACAAGTTGCCAACTTCTTCTTGTGTGCTAAGCGCAACCTTGCGGATATTGGTAAGCTGCTCTGCGAACTTAGCGTTCAAACGGAAAATAGCAAAGAGATATGTCTTGAGCATATTGAACGCTGAAAACAATCCGACGTATGCCGTGAGGTTATTCAGTGCTGTCTGCCATGCCCTGCCCTGCTTGTTGGCTGCGCCCGTCACTTCGTCGATGTTCTTCTTCAGTTCTTTCATCGACTTCTGCTTGTCAGCAAACTCCTTGCTCTTGGTGTTGATTTGGTTCAGTTCCTCTTCAAGCTGCTTGTAGGCACGTCGCAATTCGTCGAGGGAGGCCTTGCCTTGCTTGCTGCGGGCGAGAATGTCGTTAAGAGCCATCTGCGACATACGGGTGCCCTTGAGAGTTTGTTCAAGCGTTGAGTATTGGCGACGGAGGTTGGCTACATACTTGCTGCCAGCAGGGAGTTGCTGTATCTTCTGCTGAATCACTTCCATCGTGCGCTTGATGTCTTCGCCAGAGGCTTTGTTCGGTTCAGACAACACGCGCTTCATCTGCTTCCAGCTCATTGTGGCTTGCTGTGCTTTGCCCGACACAGCCTCCAGTCGCTTGTCTATCTCTTGAAGTTCGTTGTTATAAGCTTCAATGTTTCCTGTAAACTTAGTAGGAGTAGCATCGCGTGCTTCAGTAAGCGTAGTCTTGGCACGACGCAAATCAGATGCCGAAGCGTTTTGACTGGTTACAGTCTGATGCGCCTCTGCTTCGCTCATCTTGCCCTTGCGTTTATCCTCCTCTGCCTCCAACTGCTTCAAAGTAGCGAGATTCTGTTGATACGACGCATCCGACTTTTGCAACGAGCCTACAAGGTCACGCTGTTGCTTAATGGCCTTATCGAGCCACTGATCGGATTGGTTCTTAACATTCTTCAGTCCGTCGGCAATCTTGACGTACTGACCTTCTATAAGGCGTATCTCATCGCCCACCTGCTTCATCTCGTTTCGTATCTGCTCTGCTCTCTTTAGGTCAGCATCCGAGCCAGTGAGTTTAGCGAGAGCCGACTTACCCGAACCGAGCGCACGGCGCAGGTCACGGAGTTTAGTATTAGTGAGGTCTTGCACCACCTCGCCCAGTCGTTTCGTGTCTTCGATATTATCGCGCTGCACTTGCGAAAGAGCCTTTAGCGTGCGTTCAGCCTGCTTACACTCAGCCGTATTAGCCTGACCTGCGGCAGTCATCTTCTGAATGTCGGCAGTATATCTCTGCACAAGAGCGTCAATCTCTTCCAATACCTTCTTGGCTGTAGAGGCATTGGCCGTGATTACTACTTTCGCTAATCTTTGTGTTGCCATTGTTATTGTTGTTTTTGTGTTGTTAGAGTGTAATATGAATATCCGAATCCTCGAAAGCCTTAATTATCTGTGCTTCGCCCTGGAATCCGTAGAAGTCAACGAGATAGTTTTGCATTCGCGATTGCAGGTGTCGAAGCTCCATCAAAATGGCAGGACGCTGTGATCGACCCGCTCCATAGCGTTTCCATGAACGGACATAGCGACGAGAGTAGTTGGCCTTTCGTGCGCTATCCACATCGTTGTACTTAGTGCCGAGACCTACACCCATATCTACGAAGCGCATATAGTCGTTGTAGGTAAACTCGTAGGTCCAGCCTTCGGGGGTGTCATTCACTATTCTGCCTTGAAAAGAGTTTACGCCCACTCCCTCGGCGTGCCATTGTCCGCGTGCACCACGGGCATCGTTTACTGCCCGAAAGCCGCTGTAAATCTCCTTCGGGAAGATGCACTGCGTCTCGGTGTTTATCTTGAGCTGACGCAACACGTCGCCAAGATACCATCGTGCGGTGTCCTTTAAATCAAAGGCTGGAGCTTGAATTGGTTTTGGCATGATGTTTTACTTTTTATTATCATCCGAGTTTTCCTCTTTCGGCACAATATACTTGCCGTTGCTGCCACACGCGAAGTTGTAGAGCGGTTGCAGGCTTTTCCAGTCGAGTCCCACCACGAGCCATTGTCCGGCATAGATGTCGCCCACCATACCGAAGGAGATAGAACTGGTGTCGATGCTTTGCAGCTCTGCCATCACCACGGCATCATCGGCAAAACTGCGCTTAGTGACGGGGCAGCGCCCTGTGCGTTTCACCTCGATAAGCCAGGCTATGAGGTCCTTGCAGTAGTCGGTAAGGTCGTTGGCCGTGCGTTCTATCTTGTTGCCGTCGTAACGGCCAAGAGTCTGCGGCGTGTCCTTCACCTTGGCGAGAAACCACACCTGGTGAGACACCACGACTTTCTTTGCGTCAATGAGTTCGCCGGTGGTCATCACACTCTGGAGCATACACGGTGAGTGAACGATGTTAGCGTTACGGGAAAAAATGTTCTCAAGGTCGATGTAGCGGATGCGGAAGAAACTCTGGTCTTCGAGGCGTTCGCTTTCGGGTTTGTGAGATAGGGGCTTGTAGATGGAAGCCCAATGCTCAAGAATATTGCTTATTGTCATAATACTGCTTAGTTAGTTATTCCTTCGCTGTTTCGCCCGCTTCCTCCGCTTCCTCCTTATCCTTCATCAGCTCTTTCAGTTTCACATTGAAGTGTCGCTCCGTCTTGTCTGCCACAATCTTTTGAAGCACTCTTGCCCAAGCTGCTCCGTTGCATGTGCTCTCGTTCTCAAGTATGCTGACAAACTGCACGAGGCAGTACATGGCCGTAAGCTGATTAGCGAGGTGGGTGTTCATATAGCCGAGAATATTACGGTCGAGATACGAAGCGAGGCAGATGCACATGATGAGCACCGAGAAGGTCCACACCATTTTTGCCATCTTCTTGGAGCGCAGCTTACCGTCCATCTTGCACTTCGGGTTTCGCTTTATCTCCTCACGGTATTTCTCATAGATGCGACGGTTGCACCTCCATGCCGTATAGCAGTCGATGATGAGGGCGAAGAAGCACACAGTGATAAAATTGATCGAGGGTTCGATGTGAACCCACAGCAAGCCGAGCACTGCGGCAATGGCTCGCGAAACGTAAAATGGATTGTTCATTTTTGTGTTTGTGTTTTTGTGTTGTTATCCTGAATTTTTCTATTACAAAGTTACTTATAAGCTGCTACGCAATACGGACATGGTGGGGGACGGGGAGATTGAGTATGTCCGTATGGGGGACGGGAAATATCGTAACTTTGACTACATAAAACACAACACTATGTCAGGAATTACGCAAAATACATTGGCCCGCATCGACAAGTGGCTCTCCTATGGTACGAGTATGCAGACAGCGTTCCCGAAGCTGGAGCAACGCTACCGCATGCAGATATGCTCAGAGTTTTACAAGCGATGGGTGCAAAACAAGGACATTGACCCTCGCACAGTCTGCCGCAATATAGCCCGACGCGACTATGAGCTGTTCTTCAACCAGGCAGCGCAGGGCAACAATGAGGCGCAGGAGTATGTGCTTGCGCTGAAGATTACACTCGACAACGAGGGTAATATATGTCCGCGTACCGTTACGGAGCTCAACAACGACGTGTTGGTGTGCAACTACCTGATACGTTTCTTTCAGACGGACGAAAGTCCGCGCCACAAGGCTATGTATCTGAGCAGTGCCGAGTGGTTGATACGCACGGGTAAGCAGCTGAACAACGATCGTGCAGTGGATAAGGGTATGCAAGCCTTGTCTAATGTGTATGGCAACTTCCAGGAGGAGAAGGACGCTACGGACGAGATGCCGGACATGAGCCGCATTGCAATCACGCAGGACGTGAGCATCGTGAAGCGCGACCGTGTGAACTACACCGAGGAGGAGAAGCTACGCATGGCTCGCAAGTATGGTCTTACTGTCAAGGACCTGCAGGAGATAGAGGACGACGAACTGCTGAGTGGGGAGAAGCCGGAAGATCCGGACTACTTCGAGTATATGGAAAAGAAGGACGAGGAGGATGTGATTAGAAACGGGTACATGAAAGAAAGCGAATTGACAAATAATTCAGGGCCAACGGATAATGCGGAATGAGCGGAAACATATCTACGACTGGTGGATTTCGGGCGAGTCATACAAACAATGGTATGCCGAGAAGTTCCAGCAGATGAATTTAGATTTTGGAGATGAGTAGCGTACAAAATTATAAGCAAAAGCAAAAACGATATGATAACAGAGAATTTACAGAGAAAGATTGACCGCGCCATTCGGTTGCTACAGAGTGTACAGAAACGATACGATGGCGAGATAGAGATAGCCTATTCGGGCGGTAAGGACTCTGATGTGATCCTTCAACTGGCGAAAGAAGCGGGCATCAGGTATCGGGCCATATACAAGAATACGACCATTGACCCGCCAGGCACGTTGGGGCACGTTAGGGAAATGGGCGTGGAGATACTACGGGCCAAGGTTACCTTTTTTCATCTCGTGGCGCAGAAAGGATTCCCATCTCGCTTTTCCCGTTTCTGTTGTGAAAAACTGAAGGAATACAAGGTACTCGACAAAAGTGTTATCGGTGTACGCAAGGCGGAGAGCAGAAAACGAGATGAAAGGTATAACGAACCGACACAATGCCGATACTACGGAGCAAAGACGGAGAAAAACCACGCAGAGCTGATTTATCCCATACTGGAATGGACCGATGAGGACGTGCGCGACTTCATCATAGACAGAAAGTTAAAACTCGCACCCATTTATTACAATTTTTTGGGGGGGGCAAATCGACGTATCGAAACGTCTTGGCTGTATGTGCTGCCCTCTCGCCTCAAGGCGCAAGCGCATTATCGAGTTTCAGAAATATCCCAAGATAGCAAAGGCTTATCTCCGTGCGGGGCAACGATTTATGGATGCGCATCCTGACAGCAAGGCGTGCCAGAGGTACGACAACGTTTACGAATGGTTCACTCGCGACGTATTTTACAGCTCCAATGCAGATTGGAATAAGGTAAGCACAGGACTGTTCGGTAAACCGGACTTCAAAAAGTTCTTGGAGGACAAGTTCGGCATTGACTTGACATTATAAACAACATAAAACAATCACGATATGGCAAAAATTATCTATTTCGGGACAGAAGGCAACGGCAGGGCAGGACACTATCCTATGGGTATCGACAAGGGCCTTACCCATGAAGAATACAAAATATGGACTGAATGTGACAACGAAAAGTGGATTGATAACATCTACAAAAATCCAGGTCGCCACTTGATAAAACATCACGATGTTGTATATACCAACTATGCCGTGCCGTTCTCTGTTGATGATGAAAGAAGATATTCACATACCGAAGTATTTTGGGAGGGTTTACACTCAGTGGAGGAAATGATAGAACTCATAAAGAGCAACCCGTTCTTGAAAAGACAATTTAAAATGTAAAAGAAATGAACTATTCAATTAAATACGGAAAGGAGGTTTACCATGACTAAGGACTGGGTGGCGGCTCGGCTGCTGTTTTCAAGACGTTGGGCGCAAGCAACCATACGGACGCGGATAGGCAACGGGAGGATTACTATGCCACAGAACCGAAGGCTACGAAATGGCTGTGCAAACTGGAGCGGTTTGAGGGCAAGATTCTCGAGCCGTCGTGTGGCGAGGGTCACATGAGTAGGGTATTGGAGGCAGCAGGGTATGAGGTGGTGAGCCGCGACCTTGTGGATAGAGGTTATGGCGAGGTGGCCGACTTCCTCGCAATAGACAACTTGGCGTGGGACGGCAACATCGTCACCAATCCGCCCTACAAATTCGCGCAGCAGTTTGTGGAGAAGGCCCTGAGCATCATCCCCGAAGGAAAGAAGGTGGCGATGTTCCTCAAGCTGACTTTCCTCGAAGGCAAGGCTCGACGCGCTCTTTTCCGCACTACCCCACCCATTCGTGTTTGGGTAAGTTCGTCGCGACTGAAATGCGCAATGAATGGCGACTTCGACAAGTACGGCAGCAGCGCAGCGGCTTACGCATGGTTCGTGTGGGAGAAAGGATTTAAAGGTGAGACAACTGTGAAATGGTTTAACTGATAGATAAAAAAACAATAGAGCATGATTGAGCTGAATAAGATATATAATGAAGACTGCCTGGAGGGAATGAAACGGATTCCGGACGGAAGCGTGGATTGCATTGTGACTTCCCCACCTTACAATTTCTGTTTGAGGGTAAAAGACAATAAATATATAAAAAAGGCAAAAAACGAAGTGATGGCGGGACTCGCGGTGAATAAATACACTAACGGTTTGTCTGATAGTCTTGACATGAACTCTTATTTTGAGTGGCAATGCAAATGTATAGACGAAATGTTGCGTGTATGCAGCGGGACAGTGTTCTACAACATCCAAATGATAACGGGTAACAAACAAGCGTTGCTGAAAATTATGGGCCGTTATTCTGAAAGCATTCGCGATATTTTGATTTGGGATAAAGAGGGCGCAGAGCCAGCAATGCGTGCAGGTTGTTTAAACAGCGAATATGAATGGATCATAGCTTTCGAGAATGGCGATTGTAAGGGGCGAATGTTTAAAACTTTGCAAGCAGGGCGTGGAAAAATGTCGAATGTAATACGGATCGGCAAGAATAGAGAAAACGAACACAGAGCTGCTTTTCCTGTTCAGTTGCCGCAATGTCTTATAAGTCAATTTACATCGTCAGGCTCTCTAATTCTCGACCCATTCATGGGCAGCGGCACCACTGCCATAGCGGCCATCCGTGAGAAGCGCAACTTCATCGGCTTCGAACTTAACAAGGAGTATTACGACAAGGCTTGCAATCGCATCAAACTGGAGCTGGCGCAGCCTACCCTCTTCTGACAACACAACCGACAACAACACAAAAACAATACATGAGTAACAACCAACACAAATACTTCAACAAGGTTCCGCCGTTTAAGCCGGACCCTGAACACTACACACGCAAGCAACGCTCATGGAAGGCGAAGGAGGCCTACGAGACCGAGGATGACGCATGGGAGTTCTTGCAAGAGAACCCGAAGCTCAAAGCACAGGGATATACGGTGTACCGATGCAGGACGTGCAGCAAATGGCATGTGGGACATAAAACATCCGGATAACAATATGCAGCAAGCACATAACATATACTTAACCAAATTTCAGCAGCAGTCGCTATACATGGGAGCCAAGGATGAGCGAGTGATTGCTGCCCGTCGTGTGGGTAAGACCGACGGATTGGTGGCTCCTTACGTCTGGACGGCAAGCAACTCCATGCCTGGTATGCTCGGCGCATGGGTGGCAGTGTCGCGTCAACAGGGCTTAGGCAAGACCATCCCAAGTACGATGGCGGCCATGGAACGCATGTTCGGCTTTACGCAGGGCATTCACTTCGGTTGGGGTCGACCGCCAAAACATGCTCGCGAGAGTATCTTCAAGCCTAAGAACTACGACAATTACATCTGGTTTGCCAATGGTGCCGGATGGGTTCTTATCTCGCTCTCGCAGACCGCGAGTGCCAACAGTTACACCTTCAGTGCTCTTGTAGGCGACGAAGCGAGGTTCTTTCCGCTAAAAAAGGTAACTGACGAGTTGCTGCCGGCTCTTTCAGGCCAGACGCATCCGTTGGGCGACATCAACTTTACGGAGTATAATCCGATGTATAAGAGTACGCGATTCCTATCCGATGCTGCCCTTACAGCCAAAGGGTCGTGGCTCGAAAGGGAGGAGGAGAAGTTGGACTTGACAGTTGAGACGGGTCCGTTCAAGGGCAAGACCTACAGATGGGTGCAGGAGCAGTTGGAGGATTACGCCAACAAGGTGATACGCTACAACGACCTGCTGTATAATGCAAAGAAGACCAGTCACTCGGTCCATGTGGTGCTGAAGGAGCTGCGCACGATGATCCGTGCCGTGGCTCTGAAGATGATGAAGCATGAAGGGCAGTTTAAGATTATGCCCAACCATGGCCAACATATCACAAAGGGCATGGTTGAGATGGCTGTCAACTATAAACTCATTCCCCAGGACGATGCCGAACTGGTTTATGATTACGAGTATCTTATCACGCCTGAAGAGGATTTCGAGATGCAGATGTTCCTGCGGTCGAAGAAGTTCACAGACGGTTATCTGCGTGAGTTGCGCCGTGTGGCTTTCTGTGTGCGTCGTGCGTCGTCGCTCGACAATGTGGATGTTTTGGGTGAGGATTACATAAGGCAGATGCGCCGCGATCTTCCACCCATGACCTTCGCAATTTCAATCCTCAACATCAAAGTAAAGAAGTCAAACGACGGATTTTACTCCAACCTCGACATCGATCATGTTCACGGATATATCCCCGACGAAATAGACCCCTTATCGTCTGCAAAATTCTCCACGCAAAAGGTATCGGGCATCATCGGTGGAAAGAAAGTCACGAGCGAGAGTTACCAACCCGACTTTAAGGAGTTGGGCGAGCGCAACGACTCGCGCCAGGACTCCGACTGCATCAACTCGCTACCTTTATATATAGCCTTGGATTACAATGCCAACATCAATACGCTTGTGGTTGGGCAGATGTATGAGCGTGACGGTATGGAATGTCTGAACGTCATCAAGAGTTTTTATGTGAAGAACGAGCGCAAACTGCGCGAACTGATAGCCGATTTTTCGGATTATTACGCACCGAAGCGGGCCATCAACCGCGACGTGACGTATTTCTATGATGCCACGGCCAAGCAGGGAGCATCCTACGCTTCGTCGGACGAGCGATTCTATATGACCGTGATTGCAGAGTTGGAGAAGCACGGCTGGAACGTGACAGCCATTGATATGGGTGCACCGGAGAAGCACGAGGTGAAGCACAAGATTATCAACGACGGCTTGGCTCACCTCTCCTACCCTGCCATCCGCATCAACCAGGTAAACAATCCCGACCTTATCATTGCCATGCAGCTGTGCGAGGTGCAGATTTCGTATAAGGGATTCCACAAAAATAAGAGTCAAGAAAAAAAACCCGAGAGTGAAGACACGCTGCCCTTGCAGCAACGTACCGACTTTACGGATGCCTTCGATATTCTGTACTTAGGCTGCAAGTTCTTCCGTGTCGGTGGCGGTTGGTTTGTGCTGCCAAGTGGAAGATAAGGGAGTTTTGAGTTTTGCATAAGAAAGGCGAAGGGCAGACGTTATCACAACGGCTGCCCTTCTTTTGAATAATGAAAATCTCTAATTACAAATTGCTTTGTTTCTTCCTTAAACATATACCCATGCCATCATTCATCCAAATCCTCTAAGCAAAGAGGCTTACACTCGTCCTTTCGTTGTAAATACTGTTCTATATCCTCTTTCAATTTCAGCATTTCCGCCTTGCTTAATACATAGCAATCTTCTTTGTCGGTTCTGGATGGGATAACCTGCGGTGGAGTATCGTAGATAAGCATACCAGGCAATATTCTGCCGCTTCCTGCTTTTACTTCAATACGCAAACGCTCCAATTCGTCAAGTATTGAAGACGAAGATTTGAAATCTTTTTGGTTTTTCATTACAAATTACTTTTTTTCTTCCTTTAGTATATCATGCCGTAGCCCCATCAACCACGACTTGAGATTGATATATTTTTCATGGTCAAGATTGGCGTTTCGCCACTCTGCATAATCATCATACGAAATATTATGCTTCAGTATGAGCACCATATCTTCGGGAGATAAGAAATCCGAATCTTCAAAGTCGCACGTGCCACCCACATCGTCGCCTATCCAATACCAATCACGACAACCGTCAAACAGCTGGTCGTTCACCAAGGTGGCAAGTTGGTTGCAATAGGAGTGGAACATCGTTACCACCATGTTTTTTATTTCATTATCTACTTTCATAATCCTATATCATTTTTTCAGTTTCATCTGTCTCGTCTTCGTTGGGTGACTTGATGCCATTGCATATCGTGCATTCCAAGATGGCTATAAAAAATATGGCAACAAAAAATATTATAACTTCAAACATAATTATTGCATTTTTTAGAAAGCGTCCTCGCCTTTTACCTTATCCCCCAGAACAAATAGCAAAGCAAAAACGAGAGACGCTTTTTAATGTTTAATGTTTAGAGTTTAATCATCATCATCGTCGTTGCCCAAGACATAATCATCGTCGTTGTCATCGTCGTCGTCATCGCCAACAAACAACGCACCTTTAGCTATAAGTTCGTCAAGTTCTCCACGATCTATTTCTCCATCATCCGTATAAATCAGATGACGCTTATAGTCCGGCAAATCAGATATACTTATCTCGGAGCAAGAATCAATATCGAAACTTTCGTCAAAATCAAGCGACCCAGCCTGCTCGTTTGCTATTCTTCGAGCCTCTGCCTCAGACTGGGCAAGCACATGTATGTCGGTATAGGCAACGAGCGATACGGTGTACACCTTCAAAAACAAAGAATCGTATTCAGATGCTTTTTCGTTTGCAGCATCGAGTGCCTTGATAGTTTCGTGAATAAGGTCAGGCTGTATTTCAGAATTTGAGCCAAAGGAAAGATTGTTTGAACCTACGTTTAATTTGTGGTTTTTTGCCATAGACTCATCGTCATTCCTTGCTTTGACTATCATTATACAAACAGCTATCTTGCCCTCGTGACGACCAACAAACTTCAAACCGCCATTAAAGTCATATAGCTCAGCCTGTTCAAGTCCACAAAGCAAAAGCATTCGGGTGGCATGCTCAAGGGCGTTTAGATATACAAACCTATCAGCAATACACACCTTGACTTTACTCGACTCAAAAACACGCTGATAACAACAAGGAAATTTTTTTCGGTCTACATACTGGTCTACTATATAAAGCACCGCAACTCGAAACAAATTAGAATCAATATTGCAAATAAAGTCTTCCTTTCTCGCCGTGGATGGAGCGGTATCATAAGACAAGACTTTGTGAGGCAACAACTTTTCTGCTTTCGGAAAAGCCTCCTTATATAATACGATGTCGCACAGAGAACCTTCCGCTGACATAAATGTTTTAAAATCACTCACCACATTCCATTTTTTGTAATATGGCTGCGACAAACGGAGGATATTCTTTACGTCAGCTTTCGTAATATTCTTTAATCTTGGCATAATTATAATGTTTAATGTTTAACGTTTAGTCTTGTTGCAGGTTATGCTTTATGTCGTCATACATAGCCATTTCTACCTTGTTGCCATCATAATGACCGATAGCAAGGAGCTGACCGTTTTCTACGGTGGCAAGGTCGGCAGACGGAGCAGAAGCACGGATAATGAAGATGTCGAACTCTTTTATGAGCAACAACTGCTCTGGATCTTTTTGCTGCATATTGTTGCGGGCATTCATACGTATGCGTTGCAAGTCTGCCTTGGTGAGCGAAACGTATTTCTTTTGCGCAGCACGCACAGCTTCAGTTTCTACTCTTATACGCTCGGCTTCGTAGGCTTCCGACAACAATTGAAAATTTTGCCAAGCGGCGACATTATCCAAGAATTGCTTTACATACTCTGCGCCAAGTTCAAACTGAGCTTTAGCCAGTTCTTCTTCTATCAGCAATATCTTTTGCTTTGTCTGCCAATGTATCAGATTGCTCGCAGCAAAACGATTCATTATACTAAATACGGCAGCGATAGCACGAAGTTCACGAGTTTTTTTTGCCTTTTTATTATTAAAAAATGGGAAAATCATATTTTTAGTGTTTAATGGTTTATGTTTAGTATAGCACACTGAAAAAGTTTTGAAAACCACTCCGATCCTCACAGGCAGAAGTGGGAAAAAGTGAATTAGTTTATCACGAACTAAACTTACTTAATCTGTTCTCACGAACCGACTTCAGATAATAAACATATTTCGATTATAATAGAAAAGAAATTTGTTTTTAAAAAGCTCTCTATTTTCACAAACCGAGAACTCGAATCAAATCATATACTATGAAACCTTTAGTGTGTTATAAATCTCGTGCCGTCTACTTCCAGCACAAGTATATCGTTGACTACCCTTATCTCACCACTCTCCACGAACTGCACCTTGCGCTGATGGCGGTCGGTGTCTACTGCGAGACAGACGCATGTGCCAGTGTCTACGTGTCCCGTCTTGGTGAGGAACTTGATATAGAAAGGCATACGCTGCACGTTCCTGGCTGTCTGCGGAGGATTGAATCCTGTGACACGCTGTCCCGTGCGAGGGTCGTTCCATTGCCATTTTTCCACAAATCGGCGCAGCTCGTTGTAAGATTGTGTGATTGGTGTCATAATTATTTATCAAAGTTGAATGGTGGAAACTCAAGATGTATAAACCTGTCAAGAACAACATCGTCGAGCTTACGAATTTTATGCTCTAAAAGCGCGTGGCGATGGCGCATAGCGTCAGGGAAAAGCACATTGCGCAATGGATTGCCCCAATCGCAATCCGAAGCAAACAAGCAGAAGTGGGGGTAAAACATTGCATTATAGGCTACGAGACGGAAGTCAAGTTGCGGGCGGTCGAGCATCGGACCATTGATAATAAGAGCCTTCGTCGAATTGTATAGCACCATGTGCGAGGTGAGTGTCGTCACATCTTGCGACTGTACATATAATATCTTGTTGCGATATGGCGCAAGATACTTCTTTATCACCAGTTCGGCATCCTTAGATGTTGACAGCACAAGGTGGGTTATCCAGCCGCGCTCAAAGCAAAGGTCAAGGAATACTGCAGTCTCGTTTGTAACGAGTGGCATAGCAAGTACCATGACGTGAGAGTCTACAACCAAATGGCTCAACGCCCGATATAATTTTTCCATCGTCACGTCACCGTGTGTGTAAAATGTCAAGGCTCGTTGCGGAGCCTCCATTACCGCCCTGGGTAGTTTGTTGTCTACACAACAGGGCGGGATGAACAGGAGGGTATCATCCATTTCTGAACAATTTAAATGATTTTATGTATTGAAAATTAAGAGCTCTATTTTACATCAGCATAGGCATATTGAGCGTAAGGATGCTTGGCGCAGGTTCGTCTGGAGTAAGAACTGCCGCACGATCTTTAGACAAAAGCTGCATGCGCACAACTTCGGTTGGCAGAGCTGATATGCACGACTGCAATTGCGGAATGCTAAATGCTATATAGAAATCGTCATCACATTCGCTGCTTGCAAGAAATACCTGGTCGGTTGCGCAAAGGCCGAAATCTTCGTCTTGAGCTTTCACTTCCATGAACAGACCTCTCTTGGTTAGCTCTACCATGCGACTGGCATTAGAACTAAACACACTTACTCGTCGTAGAATGTCGAGCATTTCCTTCTTGTTGAAGGTAACGAAATATGGATTATTACGAGGGATAACAGCATTGTAGTTAGGATAGCGACCCTCAACCTGACTGCAACATAAAACAGTGTCGCCAGCTGTGAGACGTATGCGATGAGAGTCTGACTCGATGTCTACAACATCTCCTTTATCCAAGGCAGACAGAGCTCGGAAATAACGACGATGAAGCAAAATCTTGCATGGGGTGCCCGACTTGAAAAATTCACTGCCTCCCTTATGAGGATCGTTACTATATACTATTCTTGTGAGCACATGACCGTCGGTAGCGGCAAATACTACTTCCGAGCGGTCTTCAGCAATATCAATACATAGCGACGACATTGTTGGTCGAATATCATTATCTTCAGTAAAGTTGTCTGCTTGGGTCACTATGTTGTGAAAGTACGACAATGGCAACTGAATGTGTGTGGGTTTCTCGTCTATTGGCGCAAACGAGGGGAACTCCTCTCCGCTAAAATAAACGAGCTTTGCTTTGCCTGCCTTAACCTTATCGTCGGTACCTGTACAATAATCTACCGTCAGCACCTTGTTGTCGGCAAAATCTATTGTTACCGCACAATCAGGCAATGTAGAGAGCAACGAGTTCAGAGTCTTAATAGGCAACACTACAGGTGCCTCAAAATTACCACCGCACAGAGTGAGCGGCACAGGAATGGTGAGCTGAGAGTCGGAAGTGGAAGAAGTTAGAAAAAACTGACCGGCATCGTTGCGAGTGAGCAACACATTCTCAAGAACAGCGATAGTTGGTCGCGACGCAATACACTTTGCCGACTTCTGCAGAGCTACTGTCAGTGCTCGTGATGATTGAGCTTGCAATTTCATATTCATAATTTATATGTTTTCTGTTAGTGATTAGAACGGAAGGTCATCTTCCTCGTTATAAGTGTTGCCCGCAAACGGATCTGTTTTTTCTTCTGTCGGAGCTACATAGCCAGTGGCAGCACTTGCTGCCGCATAGTTTTGTTGTGCGTAAGGCGAAGGCTGCTGTTGCAACTGAGGTTGGTAAACCAGAGCAATTCGCTTGTTCATACGATTGCGGATAGCCTTGAAGAGGTGGGTGTTCTCGTCGGTTGGGTCTTGGTTTACAATATCGGGGTCAGTCTCCTTAAACTGCTCCTTCACCTGCTCAACGAGCTTAGGTAATGATTTCGCTACTTGCTTGATATATTCGACAGGGAAATTAAAGCACAGTTCATGTGTAGGTATTCTCGGATTACTATCGCCCTTTTCCATGGCCGAACGACGAATAGCGTTTTTGTAATTCTCGCTCAAGGGCCACATATTAAGACTCAAAAACGCCATCTGACGGTTCGGGTCATTGCTTGCAGTTTTGAACGTGATAGGATTGAGTGGCTGGGGAAAACATACCCAAGGCCATTCAGGATGCTTCTCATCAAGGTTGGTAAAAACCTTCATACCATTAAAAACATACAGGTCTGGACTTAAACTAAAACTTGCCATTTGATTTATTGTTTAATTATTATTGTTTAATTATTATTGTTTAATGTTTTTTATTACGCAGATTTTTCGGTCTACGTCTTCGGTTCAGAAGAGCTCGCCCGTAATATTTGGGACCTTGGAATTTTATAATATCTTCGTTTTCTTGCCGAAGTCGTTCTAAGTATGCTCAGAGTTCGGGGTCCATATTCATATTGTTATATTTTTATGGAATTATAAGTTCAAAATCGTACACAAATACAAAAGGATCCTTCTCCCAAGTACCAGCACCACAGATTTTATCAATCAAAGAAGCGTAGGCTTCACGTGGCGTATGGGTTAAACAAAGACCTAACGAGTCCTTTTTCTTGTAGTCATAACCATATTCGTAACACTTAACATCCGTCAACATTCTTATTCCTTCAGCAATACAATCTTCATCGCTAATCTCCTGTAGACGTTCGACACGAATATTTTTAATGCGAATATGGTGAATCATAAGGTCGGCACGAACATACATCTTCGAAGTAAAACCCTTTTGGTCTGACACAGACTCCAACGACACTCCTTTATAATTGCACAAGCAACGAAATAAATCATTACCCATAAGGTCTGAGTATTTCTGAGCAATAGCAACAGGCACGCCTACAGAATAAGTGGCTCGATTGATTAAACCGTTACTAAGCATATAGCGGAAAGAACCATCTCGTAATGTTACTGTAGTAACATCCTTTGATGTCATCATACCAGGCTGAAAACTTTTAAAAGCTATTCGCCTGGTTTGTGTCTTACGACCTTGCAGAACCGCACGAGTCAGACCGTACTTGTCGTTGAACATTATCTTCTTCATACGCTATTTTTCCATCATAAGACATAGCGCTGACGGTGCCAATATCGCATCAATATGCTCAACATCATTGATAGAATAACTCTCAATGCAATATTCGTCAAACATTCTTGAAGGTTCTTTACCTAAAGGATAATTGCTCAACTCCTTTCCCTCAGCTTCAATCTTGTCATAGTCTATGTATCTGCCTTGACATGATGCAAACTTAGAAATATTCTTAGGCTCGAACACTAACAGCATTTCTACATTGACTATTCCACGCAATCTACGCAAATCTTTCATAGCCTTCGCTAAATCGCCAATGCCAAAGCAGAATCCTTTTGCCGTGCTTGCCGTACCACGGAGAATACTATGATTAGTGGTATTTCTTAGCGTCATACCTTTGGCAAACTGATTCATTTCCTTGGCAGACATAAAACGATATAATTTCATACGCTATATTAATTTAGAGTTAGAAATACGTGCTTACTCCTCTACAGCTAATTTTAGCTTCTCGTTTTCGATATATTCATTGCAGTATTCTGCAGGAACATAGGTATGTGCATAGAACTGCGTAGCACCCACAATACGCAAAGTCTCTCGGTCGTTATATACGGTATGGAACTTATGCTTGAGATAATCAAAAACAATATTCTTTGCTGTCACTACATCGTAAGCCCACACAACAAACATATCGTTTTTATGAACTCCATAATGCGAACGGTCTTCAGGATCATAGACATCTGTATCTATAAAGTTGGCCTTTACCTTGAACGGCTCTTTTACGAGCGCATCTGGATCTTTTTTCAGCTGCTTTTCTTCCTCCTCAATGTCGGCATTTGTACAACCGATAAAATGGAACTTTCCGATTATCTCTGACTTTGTGATATACACAAAGCTTGCTGCTGGAGAGTCAAAAATCTTGTTTACAGCTCCCTCCGCATAGTCAATAGCGCAATCTTGTGCTCCACGCAGAGAGTCGCTACGTACAATAAGCACAGCATTCTCGTTTTTGCTACTACGAACAGTAACTTTTACATGAACGAGAACAGGAAAATATTGTTCCTCTTCCGCACGGAAAGGACAGTCAGAGATTTCAACCTCATTAACGCCATCCTTTTTAAGTCCGTTAGCCAACTCGTAGGTGATAAGTTTTCCTCGCTCAAGCAATACCTCACAACGGTCAATTGTTACCGTTTCCTTAGTGTCTTCATCAATAAAATCTTCAGTCCATGTACGGGCTGCTCTTTTTGCCAAATAATGGCCAATTGATTCTTCAACTGGCACTACTCTTGTCTTGTAATCCTTTCTTAAAATAATCTTTTCCATAATCTATAATGATTTAAAAATGTTGCATTCTTGTTTTTGTTGATTCTTAGAACGGCAGATTCTCCTCCTTTATATCTGGAACACTTGCCGTTGTGTTATTCGTTGCAGCAGGTGATGCCATTCGCCTACCCTGCTTGCGCGTCTTGTTATTCTCCCACCGTTCCTTCTCTTCATCGGTGAGCTGTACAATATTTCCGTCATCGTCGCGGTATGGCAGCGGGTCGGGCTGTTCGGCATATTGCTTAGCTATGCGCTTGAGCTCTCGGTAATCCTTCGGTATCGCATCCTTACCCGGACGATAGAAGAAGAACACGTGCTTGGATGTTTGGAGATAGCGGATAAACTTCGGCTCGATGGTGTTGTCATTCTCCCATTCGCGCCCAGTAAAGTATTCCTGTGTAACCCATGCCTGTAGCTTGAAGCACTTGCGCTGTTTGTCGCTCTCGTTCTCGAAGAGGTGCTTCGGATTGCACGTTATTGACATATTCTCGCAATAGTCATATATCTTCTTCTTGAAGGTGGCACGACTATACTCCTTACTCTTACCTTCTGAAGCATCTGCCCAGTCGCGCATAAACTCGTTGAACATATCATCGGTACAGATTGGCACTCCGTAAACCTCATTGCGAGAGAAGAACCACTCGAAGTAGCGGACAATGCTCTCCGTGAGCTTCTGTACCATCTGACGGCGACGCACATTGCCTTGAGGTGCAATGGCAAAAGTGTGGTAGCGCATCAGGAACTGCACTGCTAAGGCGCAGATATAAATGGCTTGGTTGCGATCGGTGTCGTCTATTTCCTCCGGCTTATCGCTGAAGTTCTTCATTAATGCCGACATCAGACGTGCTGCCTTACGCTTCTGCGGATTGGCTCTGGCAAAACGATTGGAGAAGCTGACGAGAGGGAAACGTCCTACGGTTGAGTCGTCATCATCCGACAAAGGATAGTTGCAGGTGATGACGTGTTTAGGGGCGTCTTTTAGTGGGACAAGTTCCTGGTCTACGCTTTTCTTTTCTACCGTCAGTCCTGTAGTAACCATATTATAGAAGTACTTCATTGGGAATCCTTTTTGCTTATCCTCCCAGTGTAGAACCCTATACTTGAACGGCTCGCTGAGTAGATTGCCCAGCACAAACCTTGCATCGGTAATATGCTCCATGCGCTTCATGTCAATGTCGAGCACGTTCACAGCACTGCCGACTACCAATTTCACGATGATAGACTTACCCGAACCGCCAGTTGCCTGTTTCTCGTCAGGAATGTCGTCTTCAAGAAAGTACGGACAGACTGGCATCATGCCCCTGTTGGAACGATAACACAAACGTCCAATGCCAGAAATCATATTGACGAAATGAGCACCGATAACGGCTTTTTCCAATTCCGTCAACTCTTCTTTATTACGCTGCGCTTCCTGCTCTCGCTCCCAAAGAACATTGGAGCATCCTCGCACGATACGCAAGATGGGCCAAAGGTCTTTCTCTTGCTTTCCCTGCCAGTTGACATCCCAACGGTAGGTTTGCGCCCATTCTTCGAGGTCGGCTTTCATCTGCCCTATCTCGAAGGTAGAGAACACCAAAGACCCGTCCTCATTCTGCATCTTCTCCTTCTTGTCTATCGCTTCCAGTCGGTCGCGGTATTCCTGTCGCTCGGTGATGGTGAACGGTGTCTTGAACACTCGCATCGTGAAGTCATACGGCTTCTTGGCGAGCGACGGGATAAAGAAATTGATGTCGTCATACGACACCGTGCGGATGCTGTCGGGTGTTATCTTCAAGGCTACATTGTTAAAGTAGAAATACTCCGTCTTTGCATCAAACGCATCAGCAAAATTTATCACCATGCTCTGCAAACCTCCGGCAGACTTTTCCGTGAAGGTCTTGTCCACCATATTGGCACAATCGGACATCAAGCGTCGCTCGTTGTCGCTATATCGCCATGCCTGTTTTGTATATTTCAACAGTAATGTCTTTGCTGCCTGGATAATACTTTTTGCGTCAATATACTCCACGAAGCATTTGTTCAAGTGGATATATTGACCAACAAGGTCGGTGCTCTCAGGGTCTATCATTCGATAATATCCGCGTGCCGTCATAAAGAGCCACAATCGCGTAGGTGATACCTTGCAAGTAGGAGGCTTTGGCTTGCCACTTCGAGGGTCACGCGGCCATTCTATATCAAACGGCTCTGTGTTACTCGCTCCACGCAAACTGGAGTAAAGCGGCAGACGGACATCATGATCAAACTGGAAATTCTCTTCTGCGTTCATAGTGTATGTAAGCAGATAGTCGCGCACGCTTCGGGGAGAGCAGCCATATAACCATTGCCAGCGTCGGCAATAACGTGAGCGGAAACCCTCGGGCAGCATTGCATAATACAATGAGCTAAACTTGGTGCATATAGCTCCGCAGTCGCGCTGTGAAACAATATCGTTGGGGTATAGGATGATGACGTGCTCGGCGAAGCGGTCCATCTTCTGATATTGTACACCGCTAAAGTCAAGTTTTTCCCATTTCCACTCGCCACGCTCGATATACCAGAAGCTTCTCCGTCCGACGGAGAATGCCACATGATACCAACAGAAGTCTTGGAAGTGCTGGTCTTCCGCCTTGTCAAGGCGCAAAGAACGCATGGCATAATACACACTCACTGCATCTTCGGGTGTGCGGCAAAACACGATATTACGAGCCTTTATCTCGGCAGTGGGGATTTTTACGTCCACCTTCTTGAACGTACCTTTCGGTTCTCCGTCCTTGGTCTCGTTCTCCTCCCATTCCTCACGAGTCTCGGTGTATTTCTCTTCGGGGTCGTACTTAGCAATAGCTGCATGAACGGCTGTATTGTCGCTCTTGCGCTGATCCATTGCATATACAAACACGTTGTCGCCCATAAGCCACTTGCTCACCTTCCTAACGCTATGCTCCTCGGCAGTAGAGAACACTATAGGCTCACTTCCTGCCATGGCCGGACGGAAGAAGCATCCGTATGAGTTCTGCGGACCTATCTCTTGCGAGGCGAAGCATACGAACAGCGGGTTCCAGGGCGTACCATGGATAATCTCGCTAACGTGCTGACCGTCGCGTATCACATCGGGCAACGTTACACTCAACAGAGAAAAGATACGGAAGTCCTTGTTGAGCATGTCGGGCGTAAACGTACTGCCAAAGCCGAAGCGAGGCAATCCTTTGTCAAGCGTCACTTCGCACCCAAGGGCTGCAAGCTCTTGTGGCGAGAAATCAGTCTTCGGCATAAAGGAGAACGTCTCGATGGTCTGCTGTGCCTGAGTACGGTAGTCCATCTTCGCAAACACTTCGGGGAAGGCACGGCGCACCTCGTCGGTATCGCCATACACATCCCTTACGAGCCTTTGGCAAATGCGCTGAAGACTATATCCGTGCATTGGAAGATTCATCTTAGCTGCGTACAACTCGATAGCTCCGTAGCCAGTTTTACCCGTGTGGGTGCATTTCCACTTTACAGCACCATGCTCTGCCATTCGGTTGTCGTCAACGCCCACGCCCGAATAAAGTCCACCTCGCTCATTCTCATATATGATAAAGTGGGGAGTCTGCTTGACATCGGCATCCGCGTCCTGTCCTTTCTTGCAGATAGGGCAGAAGCACGCGGTCTGACCTTCGATGTGCTGCTCGTTTGCAGGCTTCACAAGAAGGTGCAGGTCGATGTTGGCGAGACGATTTATGATAGGATGAAAGAACATAGTTTCCCTTTATTATTAAAAAGGGACAGCTGGCGACGTGCCAAACTTCTTTCAGCATTACCAGTTTCCGAGGCACTTAGTTCCTTACTGGGGTAGCTTACTTCATAGGAGGGCGTTGCCGCTACCTCCATCGCCATGCTGTCCTTTGTACTTTTTTTAAAAAAGAAAGACCAGTGGTGATGTCCCTGCTATTCGAAAGATGGTTGTCCAACGCTTTATCCGTTCCAACCACACACCATGTTTAGAGGGCGTTACCGCGAACCTCCATCGCCACCAAAATCTTTCTATTTTTCGTTTTACATTTGTTATTTATAAGTTCAGAAACGTCTCCGTGCGAAAGTGTCGTATGGTGCAGTTAGCCAAGTTCTTCATGCAGCTAATCAGCATCAGCACAAACTCCTTGAACGAAATAAAGCTTTCGTTTAGGTCGATTATCTCCACAGCCACACGCCAATAACATTTGCCGTTTTTTACTCGGCAAGAATGCTCGTTCCTTATTATTATATCCCCTACATTGCCCTGCATCAACGTGAACAACTTCTGACACACATCCTTCACTAAGTCGAATGGAGCATGAAAGAGCAACACTTTGTTGTCGCTGTCATAGTCGCGCACTATTTCCGTATAGGAGATGCGGTGTAGATATTCCCGATGCGTAGGCCGGCCTTGTCTTTTGTTTCGACGATTGGGGATATAAGGGTAATTCAGATACTCATGGTTAGGCATCGTTAGACTTTTGCATTTTAAAACACTGTAAGTGCTTCATCATCTGCCATGTTGAATAAATACTACGCTTACAGTCAAAAATAGGATCATGCACACAGCCATTACCACTATACTCATCTACAAGTTTATATGCCGAATGCGTATCAAAATTCACTTTAGCGACATCACATATCATGCGAGCTCCCTCAAGAAAAAATGTTCGATGGTCGCGATAATTCGTATGTTTTATAGGAATAGGTATATTATACTTATAAGCTATATTACGCAATATAGCAACATCAAAATCTGTTCCTTGTGCCCAGAGATAAACCTCGTCAACTCCTGACAGTTTTGATAATTCGACTATCATATCGAACAGATTTTTAACAACCTCTTTCAAGGGTTGAAGCGGAATAATATCATTTTCGAGCAAAGCCTCTTTAGCTTCATCATTTTGTTGAGCCCACCAATTAGCAGTAGACTGGTCAAATGTAAAACCGTCCAGAAATGCAGAACGCAAATCAACATGCTGATAGAACTCTGTCTGTACACCTGGTGCAAGAGGTAAGTTAAAGGGCACGTCTTGAGCAGTTCTATCCCAAGCTACCGCACCTACGCTCATCACCGCTGCAGTAGGTTGCAACGAACACGTTTCTAAATCGAAAGTAACATCTAAAGTTTTCATGTTCATATTATTTGTTTTGACATAATATAGCTATTACTAAAATAGCCTTAGTAGTTTCTGCTTATTCGCTCGTTTCTGACTTTACAAAGTCTTCGAGTATATTCTTAATACCCTTTAGTTCCCATGGTTTCCAATCGTCAGCCTTAAAGCGAGTCCGAACAGTCATCTGTGAAGCCATGCCAAGTTCCGCCATATAATTGCATAACTTAACACCCATTTTTTGTTGGGTTACAAGAGCGAAAAATTTACTATCATTATAAGCAGGGTCAAGCGACAGCACATAGCCATAACCACGACTACCCTCCACATCAGTTTTATATTTGGTGTCTTCTCCACTAAACGAAGTTAGGAGAAAACTATTTTTAATATAGGTCACACCTAATATTTCCCATTTATCAAAACCTTTATTAAAAAAACGATGATAAGATGTACTCTGAGGCATACCATAATGCTTCATCAATACAAACAAACGTTTTTTAGCTTCAACAGACATATCGTCAACATCTAAAAAACCACCATCACATATTTTTTTCAAGATTTCTTTGGTCATTACAAATATATTTTTTAATTTTGGATACAAAGTTAGACTAAATGTTTGGATTCTCCAAATATTAAACTATAATTTAACATTTAGAAATGTTTGGAGTATCATAATATTAAATTTAATACAAGAAATATCACTAACTTAAAACAACGCTCTTATGAAAAATTTTAATTTTTGTTACAACTACGGATTTCTAAGGGATTGGCTCAAGACAAATCCTAAAATCAAAAGATACGATGTACTTGCAGAAATGGAGATGTCATACTACCGTACTCTCCAAAACTGGATGGAAGGCGTAACAATGATGCCTCTAACGCAGATGATGAAATTCTGTAATAGATATAATGTGCCTATAACCGCTTTTTTCTTCGATGCTAATGCCGATGACGACTCAATATTTACTTCTATTCCACCTGGAGCTATGATAGAACCTGCAGGTGGATGGATTGAAAACGACCGAAAAACGGGTATCAAGACAGGTGATCCTCGCACGGATATACATATTCCGTCAAATTTGCCAAAATATTGTAAGAGTATAAATCTACAACACAATATTTGCGATTCTGATGTTAAAAAAGATATAAAGGAGAAAGAGGTTACGCATAGTGAGCGAATGCGCTATCTCGACATTATAGAGCAACAGCATGTGCAGATTGTAGAACTTAGCCGCAAAACTCTTGAACTACAACAAAAGATTATAGACCTTGAGCAACAATGCGCAGCACATATAGATTGTGGTATAGCCGCCGACGAATTGCGCAAATAAAAATGTCGTCTATCCTCTCGGACTGACGACATTATACTAAAAACTATTTAACTTTGGCTATAAAACTAAAAACATTCGACTTCTTATATACTTTATTTCTGCTCATTTATAGCCGCCATCTTGCGACGATAAAACTCTTTTTCCTCTATATTCGTGAGTGTCATGTCAGCACTCACATACGGCATGTCAGCATACCAATATCCTTGATGCAAGAACACGATGGGTGTACTGTTGCCAAATGTCATGGGCAATGGTAGGTTGTCTTTCGTGAGTTTCGGCTGTAGGCTGAGTATGCCAAACAGCTCTGTCTCACTCACGACTGGCAGGGCATTCATCTCTTTCTCCAAGTCGGTGCCTTCGATAGGGAAGAAGAACACACGTCCGTCGGGCGACACTTCCTTATCCCAGCCGTCACGTCCGGTGGTGTCGGCAAACTCCACGGCTCCCACTCCACCTGCCATGCCTTCTGGTGACTCGTAATAGCCGCTCGCACCTTGTCTTTCTACCCATTTACGCGCCTTTTCTTCTGATTCCTGACAACGGTGCATAAACGTCTGAATGTCTCGTCCTACATTTGATGTAGCCGAAATCTTGTAATAATAATGAGGTTTCTTCATATATTCCAAATTCATAATTAAACAATTCAAAACTCACCTTAGCGCAGCGTAGATGACAGGCTCTCCACATTCATCGTCCTTCATCTTGAAGCCCTTCGTAGCCAACTCCTGAATGTACAAAGCCAACGGATCACCCAGCGGACATACTACTGCCTTGAAGTATGTGCGAAGCTGATAATCTGTAAACATATCGCAATCTTCACGCCAATGTTCAAGAGGCTTGTATTTTTCGCAGAAGGCTTCTATCTTTGCAGGAATAACAAAGTCTTGCAAAGTGACTTCCGGCTGCTCGGAGTTTTCTATAAAGTCTTGTTTCTTTCTGCTCATAATGTTTTATTTTTTATTATAAAGCCATGTGCAAAAAATAATAGCAAATATGATAACTAAACTAAGAACAAGCTGTATGGCCGCTATCCCGACGGCTCGCTCTATATTCTTTGTATTCTTCTCCTTCACCACATTCGTACTGTCCTTCTTTGCCCAATGGGTACCCGCGTTCAGCCTGTTGCTCAACATAAGGCTATCTATCGTGTGCTGCATCCGTAATATTGTCTCTTTCTGATGCTTCAGTCGTGCCTCGTATGTGGCTTTGTGCTCATAATCGCCCTTGCGGTGTATGGTTCGGTCGGTGGTGGTAGTCTTGTTACCTTTGGCATCCGTGCTCTCAGTAACCCGCTCGGTGATGGTCTCCTCGTTACTACCCTTGTCGGTCATGGTGCCAGATATGTGATTCTCGTCCGTGACTGTAACGGCGCTGCTATCCGCCCTCGTCTCTGACTTCACCACGCTGTCCTTAACGATGGCTACGACACTATCGCGCTGTTGCTCACTACTCACCTGCTCCACCTTACGGGAGGCGGCACAACTCACAAACATGATTATAGCTATAAGCCATAACATAACTGATTTAATTTTTCCCATATATATATATGTCTTGTTGGTTTCTGCGTACAAAATTAGGAAAAGTCGCCGACACAAACAGGACATACTAAAGAGGGTGTGAATTTTGACACACCCCCATTTTTATTTATCCGACAAGGAATATTTCCATCCAATTACTTTGCCAAACACTTGCTTCGAGCATTTTTTTATGTAGTTAATAACATCATCGGTCAAGCATTTCTCTATCTTCTGACATTGCGCTCTACTCGCCTTAATAAGAACGGTCTTGCCATCATACGAAACAAACTCCACCTTTTGCAACTCCTCGCCTATCTCACCATGGAGCATAGTAACAAGCTGCTGCCATTCTTTTTTGCCAGGCTTAATTTCCTCGGCTTCGTCAAACAATGACACCGACTGCTGTGCTTGTTGTTTTTTCGTAAGAGTTTGCTGCATTTGCTCGATTGTGTCATACACTGTAAACTCTATAAATGCCGGATTACCAACCTTGCGCTTGCCATTGTATATAGGTTCATAGCTGATACACACATCTATCTGTCCCAACTGCTTCAGTCTATTGATGTCGGCAATACTATTATCGAGCACGTTTTTCTTGAACTGCGAAAACTTAGGATAAGCCTCCTTCACGAGTTCGGCACCGCTAAACTCCAACATACCCAAATATTTCTTAATCTTACTGACCGTAAGCCGTATGGAACGCTCCTTCCAGTTATTGCCACTCGCATCACGCAGAATATAATATATCATCGGCATACGTGCCACCTCGCCAATCAAGGCTATATTGTCAGGATGCGACACGTAACCCTCGGTCATATTAAAGGCATAGTCCAGAACATAGAGATGCTTGTCGGGATCTATCACTTGTGGATTGAGTCCAAACACAACACCCGTATTCTTGATAGAGGTCTCACCGCTTAGGAATACATTATACATGTGCATACCCATAGAGCCATCCTCGTTTTTCCTCGGACCTTCCACCTTTACATCCAACACTTCTTTCATAGCCTGCTTCACGGCAAAAAAGTTGTTTTCTGGTACGCCTAACTCAGCATAGGATATATATATCTGTGTTACACCCGAATTTTTCACTGCCTCAGAAAACAGAGCTTTGGGCACTTTTTTCGACTTAGCCAAATCAGAACCAAAGAACTCCTTAATGAATGGTTGGAGCTGCTCACTCACCTTCACCAACACTGCCTGTTGCAACAACGACAGGTTTCTACTCAGTCTGGTAAAGGCAAATGGTGTATTGATCCATTTTTGCGGTAATTTCTTTTCGTTCTCCATATTGTTTTCTTTCCTTTGAGGTAAAAAGTTACTAAAGTCTTTTACCTATTTACTAATTCTTTTTCCCTATTTACTAACTATTTTTCTTTACCTCGCAATAAAAACGTTGAAAATCAGTAATTTATATTTCGTGTTTATAATATATATAAAGAAATAAATTTTTTAATTATATCATTATTTATATTGTTTGGTAAAAGCATTTAGTATATAGGTAAAAAGATTTAGTAAGATTTTACCTGATTCTTATCTCTTGGGTAAAACATATTAGTACCTCATATTTTAGGTAAAAAGATTTAGTATTATTTTACCTACTTATCTTAGCATTAGGTAAAATAATACTAAACTCTTTTACCTCGTGCATCTTATTTATTCCTCTCCACAAACTCATGTATCGCCTGTAGCGCAAGGTCCTTGAGTGTGCGACGGGTCATAATCTTCATCTGCATCAGGCCCATATAATCGTCGATGGGCACATCAACTACTATGCCGTTTGTGGCTTTCGCAATAGGCTGGGCAACAGGTTTTGTCGTGTTCATCGTTGGCTTGTTCTCGCCCGACACCGATACTTGCTCCGTATTTTCCTCCTTGTTCTCCCTGTTCTCCTTACGCTGCTGACTGCCAGATTCCAATATGCGCTCGTTCTCCTCGATAGCGTCAGACTCCTCAAGACTGAAACGTTTCGTCTTCTTTGTCATTTCTCTTGCCATACCCTATATTTTTTTTATACGTTAAAACTATTGATTATCTCTTTGGTAAATCTTTCATAGTCCTGCCCTACCCTACAGTATCGAGCATACTCGAAGATGTCCTTGCGCATAGCCTGAGCTTCCACCATCTTAGTGTCACGGCGTGTGTATGCGTCGAACATATAGTCTTGGTACTTCTCGCCAAGGTACGCCTTAAATTCTTTGGTGGCGTTAGTCTGATCGTTACTCATTACCATCAACAAACCTCGAATGTCAAGTTCTGGATTCAGATCCTCACGTGTCTCCTGAATGGCATTGATAATCTCGGCAATACCTTTTGTTGCCAACACTTCAAGCTGCACCGGTAAAACTACGCTTGTGGCTGCTGTCAGGGCGTTGTACGTGAGCAACGACATGGCAGGGGGACAGTCTATCAGCACGTAGTCGAAGGCTTCTGTAACGGTCGTCACGCCTTCATCAGCCAGTTCCGTACCGCTCAACTCGTTCAGTGGTTTTGCGAGCAACTTATAAAGTGCCTTGCGTGGCATTGCTCTCTGGTTTAAGAATGGTTCGATGGATATAAGTTGTGAAGCTGCCGGAGCAAGGTAGATGCCCTCGCGTACCTGGTAAATGGGCAGATTGCTCTGCTGTACCAACGCATCATAAACGGTAGGCTTGCCTACATTCTGAGTTTCGCTCCACCCAAAGAGGAACGATGCACACGCCTGGGGGTCGAGGTCGATGATGAGCACACGGGGCAAACGCTTGCGGCCGTCAGCATCCTCGCCGAACTTTCCCTTACCAAAAAGGCGCAAACCTGCTGCCAGGCTCTGCACTGTTGTTGTCTTGCCTACTCCACCTTTGTGGTTGACAAAGGCGAGAACTTCTCTGAGTCTTTCCATATTCTTTTAAGTTTTAAAATGTAATTACTTACGTTTATATATACATATCAACGTATCTGCTTATCAACGTACCTGCATATTGACGTATGTTAGTACGAAAATATTAAAATACGCCAATACTTTAATATTCGGTTACAAAATTAAAAATTATAATTCATTCTACCAAACGTTTACCCATAAAAATTGATATTTATATATGTATTTTCTTATTTACCTATCTATCTACCTATATATGTATTTAGGTAGATAAGTAAATAGGTATATTAATAAATAAGTAGATAACTAAGTAAATAAATATATAAGTACGTATGTATGTATTAAAGTATAGGAGTATAAAAGTACGAGGTATTAATGTATAAGAATACCAACGTACAAAATTACTTCCATTTGTCATTCACCGTAATATCCACGCCTCCCCTTTCTCTTATACGTTCCGACCGAATGGGCAGGATGCAAAATTAGTCTTCATTCCAGCATCCGATGACGATAAAACAGTTCTTATCATTCGTTTCATTCGATGACTTATTTTTTCGTCAATCCGCCAATCATCGGCATTAGGAACACCGCAGCACCCACAAACGCCAATATCACAGCTCCCATTGACACAGCCAGCAGCACTACAAGCACACCCGCCAACACTGTCTTCACGCTCACGCCCTTGTCTTCACTTTCCGACGTGTCCTCGCGTTCCTCTCGTAGCGTCGGCTCGCCTACCTGCGGATAGTTACGCTTGAGCTTCGGCTTCGGCTGGGGTATAGGTTCCGGCTGAGGTATAGGTTCCGGCTCTGCTTCCGGCTCCTGACTCTGATTAATATCCTGCTCTATAACGTGAGGCTCTGGATGATGAACACATCCCGATTCGTCAATAACAATAGGTACGTCCTCAATGATAGGCTTTTCCTCAATGACAGGTTCTTCCTCCACCTTTCCATCCACGCACACGATTACATCGCCGTGCAGACTGACCTCAATCTTGCATCCAGCCACAAGATCCTTCTGAAGGAACGTGCGCTCGCTTCCGCAGTTGGCATGTGCAAAACGGTGCCCGTTCATTTCCACCTCGTCAAAGTCGGCTACGTATGTTATCTTGCCAGTCTTTTCGCCTACCGTGGTATGATGACCGCGATATGTGGTTACGGCCTTGAATACGGGACGGAACTTAAACGCGCAGTTATACTTTGCGTCATGGTCGGTATAGCCTATGCGGTCGTAATAGTCGTAGTTGTCAAACTTAAATACAAGTCCGTCGGTAGGGTAGGGCAGCGACTCGCGTTCCACCTCGGCAGCACATACAATGCCCTCGATGTCCTGCTCCAGCTCGGCATCCGTCTTCTCAAGATCAAGGACCGAAACAATGCCCGAAGTCTTGAAGCCATTACGCTCCAAGGCTTGCATCGCCGGCATGTGTCTTGTCACGCCATCCATAATGAGGCGGAAGGGATGAAACTCCAGGCGCTTGCACTCGTCCTTTTTAGCCACCTTCTTGGCCATGATGCCGTTGCTCGTAGAACGAGGTGATTTGCCAGCCTTGCTATAACGAGCAAACTCCTCAAGCGAGATGATCACCTCGCCTCTCACCTCTATACGGTCGTACTGGCTCCATACTTCCACATGGGCGGGTACGCCCTGCACATGCTTGATATGGTCCAGACAGTCGTTGCCAAACAGCTCTTTTCCGTGTCCGTAGGTGGCTTCTGTCAATACTCCCAGGCGATATACTAAGCTCACCGTCTCGCCGTCGAATTTCCACTCTACATCCACCTCCGTGCCCTTGCCGTTGATGTTGGCAGCCCTCTGTTGTGCTCTCAGGTATTTCACCACCGATTTGGCATCATGCAGCTTCTTCATAGACAGACAAGCCGTGCGACGTGCCACGGTGCGCTTGCCGTTGCCGTTCTCGCTGTAGCACTGCTGAGTAGGCGAGTCGGGCAATACCTCGTCCGCGTGCTGCTCTTCGTACTCCTGCAAGGCAAAGTACATAGCGTCATATTCCTCGTCGCTGATGGTCGGACAGTTCAGCCCGAAGTATCTATAGTCGTGCATCTTAACTACGTCCACCAACGCACGATAATCGTCAAAATCCTCAATTCTCATCATATTCTATAAAGTATTTAGAATGTTATTCTTGTTGTGTTATTCATTTCCCTGCTGCACCGCCATAATGGTGCGCATGGTATCTGTGATATACTGGCCGCCACCGTGCAGGAGGATCCATTTATGCACGTCGTCAGCTACGATATATCGCCGCGTCTTGCCTTCCATGGCAGGGCGACCGGCTCTTGTATTTTCAGTCTTGATAATTTCCATATTTCCTTCGTTTTAACCCTCGTCTATAATATCGTCTTCCTCACACTCTTCTTGTATCTTCAGCTCGTTGGGCAACCATGCAGGCCACCAGGTCACATCCAATGCCCATTGGAACATGTCTATGTCTTCAGTGCGATAATTCCAGTAGACGTGCAAAATCTTGAATACTTCCCATGCTTCTGCGTTCGTCAGTTCCGACAAAACGCCCTTCAGATTCTCCTCCTCGGCTGCTGTCAAGTCCACGCTCTTCTCGAACTCTGCCCAGTCGCACACTTCGGCGCACAACATACAAGCCGCATGTTCTGCGTCCATATCCGACAATAGAAGGCTGTTGGTAGCTGCTGCCATGACCAGCCAATACTTTTCGTTGCTTAACTTCCAGATAGCCGAGCGACGAGAACGCCAGTCACTAAGAGCCACCTCCACGTGTTTTTCTGCCATCCAGTCGCCTATCTCGCGCATGATACGTGCCATTCCTGACGCGTCGGCAGGATTAAAGTCTGCAGGAAGTTTCACCTCCTGACTATCGTTAAACAAACCTTCGCGGAAGTCAATCGCGATGCCGCTCTCATTGTCCGTCACCGTCCACATCAGATCCTTGCCCGATGTCAACTCAAATCTTTCTTTTGCCATAATATTTCGTTTTATTTTTTACTTTTATTTTTCAATCATTCTCAGCTCCGCGCCCAACGCTCCTGCAATCTTGTTGAGCACGTCGATATTGACTGCATACTTGCCGGCTTCCACGCTGCGAATGTTTGAGATAGAGATGCCCGCAATCTGGGCGAGCTGCTCCTGCTCCCAACCCTGGGCGGTACGCATCGCGCGGATGCTCTCGCCCATGGCCTTACGCTTGTCATAAATGATTTTGTCTTTTTCCATATTGTCTATATTATTTTTTATGATTACACCCAGCCTCCATAAAGGAGGCGCAGGGTTAATGATTAAGTGCATACTCGATAGCCTGTTCTGCATAATACTCCACACCGAACTGCTTGGCATACTTACGGAGGTCGGCTATTGAGATAGAGGTAGCCTTATGGCCTATGGCTTCCTCGTACTTGTTCTTGAACTCCTGAGTACCAGGACGACAGTTGCCAGCATTCAGCGAGTCGGTAAAGGTGATCTTCAAGCTGCCATTCTGCTTATCTTCCTCGCGTCTCTCGGCTCTCTTGCGCTTGCTCAATATGCAAGCCAGCTTGATGGCTCGGTGCTCATCGTTGATACGAACAGCCTCACGCAGACTCTTTGCCTCGATGTGTTCACCTCTTACAAGATAGCCCGTATGCTTAGTGATGTCGGCTATAGAGCGTCCCTGCTCTATCCATTCCACTTTCATGCCTTGACGATTAAACTCGCCCTTATAGAATGTAACCAGACCGCCTACATTACGAACTCTGAAGCCCTTCTTGATGTTCAGGGTAAAGAAACGGCGTATCATTGCGAACTGACAGCGACGAGAATAACCATCAAAATCTCGTTCTTCGTCGCAGACGATATTGTTCTCATTAGCAATACGGCCACAGATTCTGCCGATATTTTCACCCGTGCGCAAATTCGATACGATAAATCCACGTACCGAATTGTAGCCGTCTATCATCATACTGACACGCTTCTGCTCTGCCTCGTAAGCCTTGCGAGCCTTCTCCTCTGCTTTCTCTCTCGCCTTCTGCTCCTTCTCCTGCTCCTTCTTCAGTTGCTTCTGATACTTGAGCCACATCTTCGCACCTTCTTCAAGCGATAGGCCCTTAGTGTCAATCTCCTTGCATCTGCCCAGAACGCCACGTATGTACGACTGATATTTCTTTACTTGTTGGGCAATAACTTCCTTAGCCTCCTGACGTGTAGCGAAATCCGCGCGACCCCTATAATAAGGAGTCTCTACGCGCTGACAGATGCCATACACTGACTTTTCGCGGAGGTCAAGCAGCTTGCTGCATGACTTACCCAGAGCGAGACGTATCATTTCCGCAGTCACCTCATAAGGATATTGGCTTGCAACGATGCCCTTCCAAAGGCTATCGTAGTCGCAGATGAGAGCAACAAAAATGTCATCGCCATTGTCTTCGAGATTGCGATAATCATAAAGACTCTTTTCGCCGTAATATCCGAACTCGTCCTCCTTAAAGGTCTTCTGTAATACCTTATTATTAGAGAGACCAGCCGAGAATGAATAAACATCGAATACTGCTTCGCCAGGGAGCATTTCTATAAGTTTCCAGATGTCCTCAACGTCTGTAATGTTTAAAACAGTGTTTACGCCAAAAGGCTTCATGAATGCGATAGATACCTTCTTGTCACCAAACTTCTCGATGAACTGTGCTTTGTTGTAAATCTTCATAATTCTCATGCCGCTTATAGGTTGCCGCCCTGTTCTAAATTATTAATATTGTTTTCTTTATTTTTCTGATGCAAAGATAGTGATAATTTCTTAAACCACCAAATAAAAAGGCTTTTTATTTCAAATAAAATGCTCTTTTATTATTTTCTTCACATTTTTCCGTCAGATTTCGCAGGTTTTCTCTCCGTCTTCCGTGTCGTCCGTCGGCTCTCGGGGTCGCCCATTCAGGAACTCGAACCTGATGCCACGCCTTGCCATGGTGGGCGTTGCGCTGCTCGCTATCCTCACGAACCGCAAGCAACTAACACAAAAAATACTTAGATTATGATTATGCAAGTTCCCGCCGAAGGAGTCGAACCTTCGCAAGGGCCTTGCCGGGCGCGGAATGGGGTAGGACTTAGAGATCAGGATTGATAACACGTACATATTCAATTCCAGGCTCACACGACCGCCTTACTACAAGATTATGAAAGTAAGATCTTGCAATCGCTTCCAGAAACACTTCTCTACCTAAATACTTCAGGGCTACATTTTCAGTCAAAGGCAAACGACGACCTGAAAAATAAAGAACAGACTCAAAATCAAAATCATGTTTCTCAATCTCCCGAATTTCAGTAAGCAGGTAGTTTTTATTCATCAAGAAACGAATATCTTTTTCAGTGAATTTCATAATTTCTGTCTTTTTATAGGTTATATAATTCATAATTAAGCCATTACTTCTATCTCCTTCATATAGGAAGTGATGTCTATATTTTCACAGATACATCCGTATGCCTCGTATTCAAGATTTTCACTTTCACCAATCCTGATAAACTCTGCCTTGACAATATAATAGAGCATACTGAACAGATAGGCAGGCTGGAAAGTTTCCTCGTTGTCAAACAAACGGCTTGACCACTGGTCGATGTCGTTGGATAGATACGAGTTGAAACCATCGCGGCTTGTGTGATTCTTTCTGATCCACTTAGCAAACAGTTCACGGTGTTTTCCCATCTTCGCAATAATAGCATCTTCTGCAGCCTGTGTCAATTGGATTTTTACACGGCAACGGTCGGTTTTCAAAGCTGTGTAATATTGTGGTCTCACAACTTCGAGAAACTCCAGTTGTATGTCGTCGCTGATAAACTCCTGCAACCACAATTCCCATATCTCTGTATATGCCTTGCAGATGTCGTCCCGATATTCCGAGTAGTCAAAGGTAAAGTCAACATCTTCCTCCTGTCCTGTCCGCTCACATTCATAATATATTTCCGTATCAGGCTCCCAGATGGAATCGTAAAATCCGACAAAGCTCTGCAAGCAGCCTATTGTTTCGTTTTTGTATATCTTTGCCATAATTCAGTATTATTTTATAAGATCTATAATATTCGTCTTATACCACACCGCCGCCTGTGCCATCGTGTCCTTCAGTTCCTCTATTATCTGCTTGTAATTGTTCTGAGTGATGGCAATGTGCCGTTCTGGGTGCTTCCCGTCGTGGTCGCCACTTGCCAGGTGGATGATGCAAAATGTACGGTCGGTATCGTGATAGGCTACCATGCCTCGCTCCCTGAGAGTTGCCACCGTGCGGTCGAAGTCTGCCGGAGTGGTGGGTATCACCTGCAAAACGCTCCAGGGGCATTCCTGAGCCGTGAGGAGGGTCTGCCCTTCCTGCTGACTGAGCAGGAAGGAATGAATAGTTTTAGATACTTTCATGCTCAAACAACTTTCAAATACACATCCTTTGCGTTTGTTAAAGCCTCGAAGCCCTTGCCGAGCCTATTACCGTCAACATCGCAGAAAGCATGGCACAAACGCCCAAAACTCTTGTAATATACTCGATACTCGAAATGAAAATTAGCAATGCTGTCTCCTGCTATACGATACAGAACGATGTCGCCAGGCTGGAAGGTGTGATTACTTACTTTTTTGAAAGACTCAGGAATAGGATTCTGTGCCATCCATGCTGCAAGCTGTTGGTTGTAGAGCCGCTTCTGCTCAGCGCGTCGTCTCTCGTACGCTTGCATTTTATCCTCGTATTCTTTTTTCTGCTTCATGCGCTTTTCTTTTTCAGTTGCCAATGCCGACGAGATAAAGGCTGCATCCTTGCCAGTTATATTCTCAGTGATTTTCTGCATATTCTGTAAAGGGAAACAGTTGACTACCACATCCAGCACCACATACACACGCCCGAACATACCCATCATGCCATAAGCACTTACCGAACCGGTAAACAGGCTGGTATCAATGCTTGCTGCCTTCTGCTTAAAAGCCGCAAGGGTTCGAGCGTACTCATTCTGGTTCTTCACACAGACCATCTGCTCAAGATGAAACTGCTGGCTATTCTTTACGATGTGCCATGCTCTGTCAACGGTGCGTATTTGGGTAAACAACTCGTTCTTCTTGTTGTAGTCAATGGCGCTCCATCGAATACCCAAAGACTGGTTTTTGTTCTTGCAAAGGTTGACATATACGCCAACCCGACGAGTTTCCAAATCATTAAAGACACCATGTACAGTAATCTGTGTCTGATATTTACAGATAGGATAACCCTTTGCAAGCTGCAACAAGGTTTCATAGCTGCAACCGCTTTCCACGGCTTCCAGAAGTTGCTGTGGCACCTTTTTTGTACTCAAATTCTTGATATGCTTACTATCATATATAGATACCTTCTCGAAGAGGTCTTGAATTTTATTCTTTGCCATAATTGTAATTTTTCAAATGTTTCTATAATATGGGGGTGGGTATTCCACCCCCATGATGCCTTATTTCCGATTTTCCGCTAATATTTTTCTCACGCTATAATAAGGCGTGTTAAACGGATATTTCACTTCGTTGATGACATACACCACCGTCGGCTCCGTCATGCGCAATGTGTCGCGACACTCCACACGGCCATACATACCATGTACCATAAAATTTAAGGCACACATCTTGCAGGCAATAGGATCGCTGTCTTGTGCCACATACTCGAAGCGCCTTCCGGCTGCATGGTCCAGCTTGCTCTTCTCCATGTAGTGAGCCAGGAGCAAGCGCCCGCTACCTGCTGCACAGTCGTTCACCTTGCCATGGTCACCGGCTCCCAGTGTGCTAATGCGTGCCATAAGGTCCGACACGCTCTGAGGCGTAAAGAACTGCCCCGTCTTCGATGCCTTGCCACGGCTCAGATACATTTCCTCGTAAAGGATGCCGAACACGTCCAGCCACTCGCCACGCTCCATCGCTGTTGCCACATCGTCAAGCCACAGGAAGGTGAGCCCGGCAAAGTCGGGATTTTGCTTTGTGCAGCTCAAAATGTGTTGGCTATATTCAACTGTGCCAGCCTTGAAAGCGTCAACGCTGAAGAACTCTATAAGATAGTCACAGAAGTCACTCAGAGCCATTTCCTGCGGTCTGCTGTGCTTGTTAGCCTGTTCGGTCAATACGTCGATATACTTCTTTTTATCCATGATTTTCTCAAAATTTTATGTGTTCTATAATAGGGGTCGTTGTATTTAATAGTTATAAGCCTTTGCCTGTTCTGCAATGCCTTTGAGCCATTTATCGTAGTCCTCAAAGTCCTCCACACTTTGACGGTAGGTGAAAGCCCTGCGATATTTCTCATCCTGTCGGTTAATATCTATATACTCGTCAACATCAAAGGCTTCATAGATAGACTCCAGTTCATCCTTCCACCAGTCAGGATCGTTCATGTCTCTATCGCGTCCATCAATGAGGTGTATCATATCCACACCTATGTTGGTCCACTGCTCCATTTCTATGCCGACACACTCGCCATCCTCCTCGTAACGACTGTGACCGATATTATTCTCATCCAGGAATGCTTCGCACTGTTGGAGAATGAATCCTTTATTTGCTATCTTAAGTGTCTGGTCCATAATTCTCAATTTTTTATGTGTTCTATAATAGGGGAGCTGCCCTGCTGCCAGGTGCAGCCCCGTGAATGATAATTTAATAGCCCTTCCAGAAGTAGGAGTGGTGGCTATACTGGCTTAATGCCTTCTCTTTGGCAAACTCGCGGATGGTGTAGTCGTAGCCTTCCATCTCCTTCATGATCGCCTCCGCTTTTCGCGCCAGTCGCAGATAGGCTGCATAACTCTTCTTGGTAGCCTTGAGATTTTTAATAGCCGTCAAACGGTCGTTTTTGTAAAACTCTATAACAGCAACCGCTTTTTCGGCTTCCAGGCGTTCACCCGTATTCCACAGCCACTGTAAAGCCGGATATGATGTTTTTTCCCCGTGGCTCCAATCTGCTGAGATCATTACGGATGGTCGATACTCAACTTTACAGTCGCGGCTATAAAATTCAAGCTCGAAACTATATTGAGAAAACGAGTTATAGAAGCCCGTCGCCTCCTTCACTGCATCATGGAAGCGTTTATTCAGCACCTTGCCATCAAACTTTCGGCACACCTGAATAAGTCCGTCCAGGGCCTTGATTTCAAGCTGTCGGCGCTCTATCAATGCGTCCGCGTGCTTGGAATACTCCTTCACCTCGTTGGCCTTCTTGTCGGCTTCATGCTTTTTTGCAGCCGCCATAAAGTCCGCCTCCGTACCGATGCTATAGAGCTCCTCTTTCCAGCCCTTCTCACGACTCAACTGATGGAGTAAATCTATATACTTTTGTGCATCATCCTTTGTGGCAAAGTGGCGCACACCATCCAGGCTTTCAGACTTCCACAGCCATACATGGCCATCACTACAAATCAAATTTCCTGCTTCAACAAATATCTTATACATAATATTCTCAATTTTTAAAATGTTCTATAATATGGAGCTGCCCTGCTGCCAGATGCAACCCCGTGAATGATGATTAGTAAGACAATACGGCTATACGGTAATACTCCGTTTGTCCATCCTCCGGAATATTGGCAATACACAGATCGCCCGTGGAAGCCTCGTAAATATACGAGCTGCCTATAATATCGTACACCGTAAACTCGCCCCGCTGCTGGCTGTGTTCGCCGCTGTTGGCTATACATGTTATGCCGTTGTGATAGCCTCCAGCCGGTGCCGGGAAGTCCCCGGCTACCATCCTGTCCTGAAGGAAGCAAGACGAGCGGCGGCCTGCCTCCTTGCTGTGCTGTTTGAGTACCTGAGCCATGAGGCGCTTTGCCTCGTTCCATCGTGCCTCGTTGAACACGTCTCGACGCTGTGGGAAATACTTCTCGTCATTGCTAACGTTGTATAATACTATCTGTGCCATAATCTGTAAAATTGTAAAAGTTAGTATTGTTTTTATCTGCCTATAATATGTTTTTTATGCGTGAAACATACGGCGCCAAAAGCTGAAGATCTCAAAAGGCATACCGCATGGAAAAGAGCCAGGGAAGAGACGGGCAACCACTGCCAGTGCGTTGCATTCTATATTTATTGCCAGCTCACAAACGGGACCAAGAAGAAATATTAAAGCACATACAAGTTTTACTGTACCCGTTATTCCGAATACGTCACACAACAAGAGAAACGGCGGCACGCAAACGACAATACTTGACAAGGAAATTACGAATACTAACACAAGTGAGAGAAGGAAAGCGGCACGCTGTGCAAACTTAACTACATTATTTAAAAAATTTGTCTTCATAATCTGTGAATTTTTAGAAGTTGATGATGTTGAAATATGCCTATAATAGGCGGTTTAGAACTCGATGCAGAGTAATATTGCCACTACCGCTGCAATGATGTTGTAGCCGACAAACTGCCAGCCGGTACACTTGATGGGGTCGCCGTCCTGGTCATAAAAGCTGTGCTTGATTTGGAGCCACTGGCGGGCCGCTTTCAGGGTCGTTAGTGCGTTCTTGGTCATGCGAATGATAAGCAACACGGTAACTGCAAATAAAGCCGTCAGAAGGGCACGTGTGCCCGTTGTGTGTGATATTGTGATGTTCTGTGTCATGATGATATTGTTTTATGCGGTTTTCTTCTTCTGTTCTTCCACTTCTTGCCATAGACGCTTACCCGTTCTGTTGTAGCCGGCTTCACCGTTGAAACATTGAAAAGCGCAATAGATCTCCTCGTCGCAATACTTAGAGAAGGCCAGCTCAGCCTCGTTTTTCAGACCGTCTATAATAGCCTCGATTTTGCGGATGATGTGCGCAGCGTGAATCTTACTGAGTCCGACATTGTTGTACCAGTCGTCGCGGATCACGTCGTCGGCTGTCAAGTCGTTGTAATCATAATCACACATTTCATAGTAATACTCAACTCTATCATAAACTTTGACAGTCGCGAACCAGTCAAAATTAGCCGCTTCGTAATAGCCAGACGTACAACCGGCTTGAATGGTGATGTCGATGGGATTATCGCCGCACATGATAGATACGGTTTTCTCTGAGAATAGAGTAGTAGGGTAGCTTCTATCGCCGTCGCATTCCTCTATATCGTGCCATCCTTTCGTCTTCAGTTCATAGGCTACATTGTCCTTGTCGTCAACATAGTTCATGTGTGTACTTACTCTGTCACACTCACAAAAAAGGTCCTGGTCCAGTTCCTTCTCGTCTATATCCTCCTGTGTGTAATATACAGGTATTCCGAAAACGAAATAATGTGAAGCGTTTTTTAACGCAAAATTAGGTGTACTCATAATCTGTAAAGTATTTAAATGTTAGTGATTTTATATGTAGTTTATAATAGGCTATTTTCCTTCAAGCACTCATTGTAGCCGTATTCTTTTTGCTGATACATCAGGGCGGCAACGGCCGCACATTGGGCGCCTGTGAGTTTTGCCAGTTCTGGCGTGTTATTAATAACCTGATACAGTGCCTCCGCTGTTAGAGGGGGGTAAAGCTGTTGCCTTCTTAAAATTAGTATAACGTGTCATAATCTATAAGCTGAATTTCTGTTGCCACCAGATTTTAATTGTTATTTGTTTTTGTTTTGCGCTTGCAAAAGTAATAAATATATTTGTAACATACAAATAAAAACATTAAAAATTTATATTTCTATTTGCTTTTAACGTTTATAAAGTAATAAACATATTTATACCGCAAATATTTACATTTATTTATAATTCCCTAATATCCGTGATGTTCTATAAAGTCTATAACGAGCTGCCAGGAGTGGGAGCGGCTGTAAAAACTCTAATATCTGTGATATTGTATAACATGTATATATAATGTAGAGTGGTGGACACGATACAGCGAGATACAGCGAGATACAGCACCATACAGCGAGATACAGCGAGATACAACACAATACAGCGAGATACAGCGAGATACAGCACCATACAGCGAGATACAGCGAGATACAACACAATACAGCGAGATACAGCGAGATACAGCACCATACAGCACCATACAGCACCATACAGCGAGATACAACACAATACAGCACCATACAACAAAAAACCGACGACCAACGGCCGCCGGTTCCTGAACCGTCTATAATTTAATAAGGTTTGCAAAGTTGATACATATCATTTTGTGAATAAAGTTTTGTTTTATTCTTGCTTTCGTTGGTGCTGTAGTTTGCACCTAATGCACGAAGACGGGAAGAGGTTGTAACCGTGTTAAAACCGCCATCGCTGAAATATTCTATACCATTACGCAAAATATATATAATAGTATCGTATAATTTAACGTACACACATTTTGCATTAACTAAAACTTTTGTATTTGATTTGCAGAAGTTTTCACGGTTACAAATTGCTTGTAACATTTCTTTTTCTATTTTTCTCATATCTGTATAATATTTATAAAGTTGTTAGATGTAAGGACCGGCGGCGCCGGTCCGATTTATTGATCAAAGTTCGATGGGTTTTTTGTTTGTAAGATCATAAATTGCTATTTGTTTATTATAACGCCCAAGCTCCTTTGCCGTTTTCAAATCATCAACCACAATAGTAGCATCATAATAAAACATATTATTTTTGCTATTATACCAACCGCCAAAAGCGTTAATTTCTGGGTGCTCTGAAACAAATTTAATAACTTTTGTAAGTCCTTCAATACCAAATGAATTTTGGGTCTCCGCAACGGCTACAGCGTACCCGCTTTTAATAGGCTGCAAGTTTGCAGCATCAACGGTAAAACCTTCTTTATTTGCCATTGCAATAGCTGTAAGTGTAATTAATACTTTTGTTTGTTGCTTATTCATTTTTTTTGTTGCTGAATTGTACGGTTGCCACCCGTTCTAAATTATTTGTTTCTTGTTAACAGTTGCAAAGGTAATATACTTATTTGTAATATGCAAATAAAATCATTAAAAAATTTATATATTTATTTGCTTTTACTCTTTGTTAACAAATAAATCTATTTATTAAATACATTTTTACAAATAAACTTATTATTACACCTTATTATATATAAAGCCGTTTTTTCTCCGTGGTGTCGGTGGTGTCCTCGTGGTGTCGGTGGTGTCCTCGTGGTGTCGGTGGTGTCCTCGTGGT